CAAAAGGAATAGAGTTTAAGGGCAAGACATATAGATCCATTGGTGATGTACAGGATGCTTTGAAGGCAGGTGAAATAACAAAGAAAGAAGAACAGGATTTGAGAGAGAAAATATATAATGTCCCCGAACTTGCAGAAATGGCTAAAGCAGAGAAACCTATTCCTTTTGAAGAAACTGAGTTTGGAAAAATAAAATCAGAACGGGAAGCTAAATTGATTGAAGATTTAAAATCTGTTCCTACACAGAAAGTCTCGATGAAAGAATGGTTGCAGAGTATAAAAAACAAAATCTCAAAATTTGCACCTAAGAATATTGATGATAAGATCAGGAACAACTTGACCAATTTAAAAGAAAATGCCAAAGCTGTATGGAAAGCATATTCGAGTATGCCTGACTGGACAGATTATAAGCAAGCACTTGGTGATTGGAGTCTGGCAAAGCAGATAAATGATAAGGCATTAATGGATTTTACAAAACTTGCAGAGAAGAAAATCCCTTTAAGATCACGCAGGAATGCCATTGTGAATTATATTGAAGCAGATGGAGATGTTGAGACACTTAAAAAGAGAGAGAATGATTCAAAGGTAGCTTTCAAACAGGGATATAAAGATGCGCAAACCCTTACTCCTGATGAGATAAAGATAGCAAACTCCATAAAAGAATATTTTGATGATATGCTTAAAATGGGATATGATGCGGGAATATTAAAATCACAGGTTGAAAATTATGTCACACACTTTGGAGTCAGACCGGATGACCCAAAGGTGACAAAAGTAATAGGTGGTTTTGATAATGGCAAATTAAACACCAATTTCAAATATGCCAGAGGAAGAATTTTTAAGACTTTCTTTGATCTGGAACAGGCAGGGTTCAGAGCAGATAAGGATTTCAAAGACATCATCCCTGCTTACTCAAAAGGATTTGCCAGAACTCTTTACTCGCGTGCTTTCATAAAAAATCTCACAGAAGGCAAAGCAGCCGATGGCAGACCTGTTATTGCCAATGCAGGGATGGGAAGCCTGACAAAAGATGAGAATATTGCAAAAGCAGCACTGGTGAATCCTTATACAAAACCTGAAGAGGTATCTGATTACAAATATGTGAACCATCCGGCTTTCCGGGATTGGTACTGGGCAACAAAAACACCAGATGGAACAAATGTATTCGCAAAAGGAGAATTAGTTGTACATCCAGATTATGCTACCAGGTTATCAAACATACTCGGTAAGTCCGATCTGATGAAATCCGTTCCTTTGAGGGCAATATCAAAAGGGGTTAATGTGACAAAGCAGACGATCTTTATGTTATCACCTTTCTTCCATTATATACAGGAAGGGTTTCATGCCATAGGGCACACCGTGAATCCTATATGGGGCTTGAAAGAATTTAATCCGGAAGATGTTACGCATCAAAAATTAATAAAAGGTGGCTTGCAGTTATATGATTTTCAGGCAAAGTCAAATTTCGCAGAAGGGCTCGCTTCTTTAAACATAGCAAGTAAGATTCCTATTATAAAAGACACCATATTGCCACTACAGGAATATCTGTTTAATGAATACATACCAAAATTAAAATTAACGACTGCTGAGCACATGCTGGACCGTAATTTAAAAAGATACCAAAAAAAATATTCACAAGATCAGATTTATGCGTTATCAGCCAATCAATCCAATGCTGCTTATGGGAATCTCAACTATGATTTGATAGGTAGAAACCCTACCATGCAGCATATATTCAGAACAATGGCACTAGCACCGGATTTTCTGGAAGCACGTACTAAGTTTGTTGGGCAGGCATTGACTCCAAAAGGTGCAGAGCAGAGGCGAGCATTAATAATCTTAGGCGGAACATTGTTTGTTGCATCAAGGCTTTTGAATAAGTTATTTGATGATGATTATCACTTCGATAAACCTTTTTCTTTTGTTTATAAGAAAAATGAATATACCATGAGAAGTGTGCCGGAAGATATGTGGGAGTTATTTAATGACCCACGAAGGTTTACATATAATAGGTTATCTCCATTATTCCGAAGCGTAGGGGTGGAAGGGTTGACAAGACGTGATTATCAAGGCATCCCTGAGAGCACAACGGATTGGTTAAAATCTATTGTTACATCACCAATGCCGACACAGATAACGAAGATGTTCCCTGAAGGGTGGGGAAAGAATCAAAGTGATAACAGGCTATGGGATAATTTTATTAACACCATAGGTGTAAGGGAAAGGCATTATTTCACTCCATTAGAAAAGAATATCAGGAACACTTATTATGACAGATATCCCAGAGGAAAGCAATCAGAAAATCAAAAAAATAAGCTGAAGGTCAGAGAAGACATACATAAGATTGTCGAAGCAGGAGAAGCCGGCAAGCCATTGTCTAAAGAAAATCTTAGTAAGATGACTGATATTATAAATCAAAATGTCAAGGATGGCAAGATAACTATTTTCCAAGGACAGGATTTATTGGACAATATCGGAGGAGAAAATAAAGACATCAATATTGAAATGTATAACCGTTTGCCAGAGGATGACAAAGTTGATCTTTATAACAAGATGTCTGAAGCTGAGAAGAAAGTCTATCCTACACCTAAGAGCGTATATTTCACAGAACACTTAAAAGAGCAAAATAAAGAGGTCTATGATAAATTAATGGAATATGGGGCATTTAAGAACATAAATCGTGTAACCAGCATAAACAGGGGAGGAAAGAAAATTGAACTGTCGGAAGAAGATGTGAAGGCATTCAATGAGATAACAGTTAACCGGTTTGGACAAAATGTAAAGAATCATATTGGCCTGAAAGAATCGCAGTGGAAGTCAAGTCAGCAAAAACCAGATAATAGAAATCCAGAATTAACGGAATTACAAGTACGATTAAGGGATGAATGGAACCAGGCCGTTGCTCAGACTAAAGCTGATTTTAAGCCAACTAAAAAATAGATTTATTTGAAGTTCAGAAATAATTGTATATTTGATGAAAGTTTCTACAATGTATAGGATTTACATAATATTAAAATCATCTAAAATGAAATCAAACTTTTTTACATTAAATGCTCGTGACTTTTTTAAAGGATTAGTGGTTGCACTTATTACAGCCGTCATAACCTTTTTGTATGAAGCCATCGCAGCCGGAAAACCTTTAGACCTAGCATTATTTAAATCTGTTGGAATGATAGCTTTAAGTGCTGGTCTTGCTTATGTTCTTAAAAATCTTGGAACAAATTCACAGGGACAGATGTTGACAACAGAGAAAAATGCAACGCCTATGAAGGTTGCACCAATTCAAAATGCCTCAAAGATTCTTATTTTGGCGGTTATCATGTCAGGAATAGGAATTACTGCACATGCACAGGATGGAGTAAGTATTTGGAAGCCTGTACCTAAGAATCTATTCCAAGTAAAGAGTACAATTATTAAGACCACAGCACAACTAGCAACACCGGGTATGTGGCTATGGAGATTTCAAGCAGCTATTGTAGCAACAGAGCTAACTTATGATAAGTTATCAAAGCAATGGCAGTCATCTGCACTGGATGCAGTCGGTCCGGGAGTAGGGTATCGTTATTACACTACAAATGCTGATGGTACGCTTATAAACACATTTGGCTTTAATTTCTTGCTATTATTGGGTACAAACATGGAGAATATCTCCATAGCATCCATAAAGCCTGCATTAACAGTCAGTGCATTTGATTTTCTAAACGTTGGTGTTGACTATAATATAGGTAATAGTAAAATCGGACTTTTGCTTGGTGCGACTGTTACATTTTAACAACGCACGCACAGACTCATAAAATGGAGGTTATCTACGGATAGCCTCTTTTTGTTTTGTGGTTATTAAAAATAATTTGTTTATTTTATTTGTATTGTATTATATATTTATTATATTTGTTGCGAATATTTAATCATAATTATCCATGGAAGAAAAATTTGGTTTAATAAGCGGAATCGAATGCCAATTTGTAAAAATAGATCAGGCACTCAACGATGCAATATCGGAAAGAACAGGCATCCCTATTGAGATGGTAAGGACATATTTAAGGTACAATATGTTTACCGTAAATCAGTTTTCGCAATTAACAAAGATGGCTGTGTCTACGATAACAAATAAGATGCGTCCTTCTTATAGGGATTCTGTTTTAACAACTGAGTTAGATTATTGCTTCCCGTTTTCTGACGAGGAGAACGAAGGTCCGAAGTTTGTCATAAGAAACAGCAAGAGTGAAAAATACCTAAAGATATAATGGAATTTAGCGATCTTGGCATAAAAGTATTAGAAGGACGTACACGGTGGACTGCCATTTGCCCGAAGTGCAATGAGACACGTCAGCATCATAAGAATGTTCATTGTCTTACCGTGAATAATGAACCGGATAACAGGTACTTTAAATGTCATCATTGCTATTGGAGTGGTAATCTGGATTTGATGGACAAATATAATCAGGTCTTGGAGAAATCGCAGATGCCAAAACAAATTGCTGAGACATATTCCAAAGAGGTCAGGGAATATCTGGAAAAGCGTGGTATAGACATGAAGGTTGCACAGAAAGAAAAGATTTATGAATATTCTATGTCTGGCAAACCGATCATGGGATTCCCATTTTATATCAATGAGACACTTGTTAATGTAAAATATTTTAATGTAAGATGGAAACCTGATCAGGATGCGCCAAAATGGTGGCAGATGCCTAAGAATCTTGGTACAAGGTCTATCTTTCTTGGTATGCAATCATTATCATTTGATGAGGGAGATAAAAAAGAGGTCATAATAACTGAAGGTGAATGGGATTGGCTGACATGGAAACAGTGTGGCTATAAGAATGTGGTCAGCGTACCACAGGGAGCACCTAATCCTGATGCAAAAGAGTTTGACCATGAGTTCGATTATGCCAATGATAAATATATGAAAAGTGTTTTTGAAGATGTTGAAAGGATAATCTTCTCAACTGATAATGATGCGCCAGGTCGTGTTCTGAGGGACAAATTAGCTTTTATATTTGGAAAGGAAAGGTGTAAGTACATAAACTATCCGATTGGCTATAAAGACATCAACGATGTGTTCAAGGGCAATAATAAGTCTGATGTTCTCCTTCCGGCATTGGGCAAGGAAGGTGTGGATGAATGTTACAATAATCTGTCATCATTCCCGATAAGGGGCATTATCAGGCCGCAGGATGTAAAAGAGGAATTGGAGATGATTGCTGCCGATGGTTTTACTCCGGGATATGGAATTGGCATCGAAGAATTAGACAAATTATTTACTCTGAAAAGAAAACAGTTTACTGTACTTACAGGATTACCTTCTGCTGGAAAATCAGTTTGGGCAAGATGGTATCTTTCGGAATTTGTGCGCCACAATAACGAAGAAGTTATCAAATGGGCATTATTCACTCCTGAAAACCGTCCCGTATCAAGAGAACAGGCAAAAGTGGCAGAGGTAATAACAGGGCAATCATTCAGAAGGGGTTTTAAGAACTCCATGACGGAAGAACTCCGTGCAAAGACCATGAGATATATCCAGAAACATTTCTTCTTTATATCGCCTAATAAGCTCAATTTTGAGACATGGAACGGAAAGGTGGATAGTGATCATGTTAACAGTATGGAAAGTCTCTTACAGTATCTTATTTACCTCAAAAAGACGGAGAATATCTTTGGATTCGTTATTGATGCGTGGAATAAGATCGAGCATGAGCAACCAAAGAACCAGACCGAAACAACATTCATAAGCAAACAGCTTGATTATATTGTCAATTTCTGTGATGTTTATGATGTTCATTGTATTCTTATTGCGCACCCTACTAAGATTGAGAAAGTAGGTATTAATTATAGGATGCCTTGTCTTTATGACATCAAAGGTAGTTCGGCATGGAAGGAAAAACCGGATATTGGAATAATATTGCATCGATATACAAACAGGAAACGTCCTGCAATAGAAATACCGGATGATGCTACTGAGGATGATAAGATAATTTATGACAGCAATGCACCAACTGTTGTAAATGTTGAGAAGATAAGATTTGAGGAGATTGGCAGGATGGGTAAGATCAGGATGCGCATGGATTACAGCAAGGGAGGGAGATTTTTTATTATTGATGAGAAGAAAGAAGTCAAATCCATTGAAGGGAAACTTAATCCTGAAAAAGAAGAAGTATTTGAGAGTGATGAATCAGAGGAATTACCATTTTAATAACTTAATATAAATTGCTATGAAGAACGAATTTTACAGACCAACACACATTGAATTTCAAGTGGCACATGATGGCAGTAATATGCCAGAATCATTTGGAGTATTTGATACAGCAGAAGATATGGCTAAGTTTATCGGAGGAAAACTTACAGCTGTTAACCAACCATTGACAGCAAGTCGTCACATGGACAACAAAGAAAAAGTAGATATTCGTGAGGAATATTCTGACCTACTTGAAAACATTGTTCCAGTATTTGAAAAAAAATGGTCTGATGCAGAACACGCCATGACTGATGCAAAAAAAGCATTGAAGGATGCTGAAGAGAATTATAATGCCGAGATCACTCAGACAAAAGATTTGGCACGCATGGTGAAGCGAGGTATTGTAGAGATGGATCTTGATGAAAAATATACTTTTAGAATTGCGTACAGAGGATCGTACTATTTTTATACATGGCTTGATAAGAACTTAAAGTTATGTTTGATCAGACCTATCCCCGAACCAGAAAGGCAGGACTTATATAATGCTATGTCCGGGAACGAGGAGTTCATAACAGCTAAATACTAATTTCATGAAAGTGGAAATCAACAAAGAAAAAGCAAAGAAACTCTATCCTAAATCAGAAGACTGGTTTAAGGCGGAGCTGGAGGAAGCATTTGGTAAAGATTGCTTCCGGAAGAAAGACTTCAGGGATATCAAAACCTTCGAAGATGCCTGCAAAGAACTTGAACTTGATCCAAGTGAAGTTTTCAGTTGTTCTGATACTTCTGATGAAATTGCCTATATGAAATTGAAAGCAGTAATAAGGGCAATCAACCAGGGATGGATCCCGGACTGGAATAATAGCGATGAAAAAAAATGGTGGCCATATTTTAATTTTTCTTCCGGGTTCGGTTTTTCGTATGCGGATTACAACTACGATAACACGAATACGAATGTCAGTTCGCACCTATGCTTTGAATCAGAAGAAAAGGCTGTTCATGCCGGCAAGACTTTCATTAAACTATTTGAGGAGTTCATTGATAAAAACTATACACCAAAAGAAGAGAAAGGAAAGAAGTAGTGCAAATATTAGGAAACGCAGTTTTAATTAAGCCAGACAACTTACCTGAAAGAACAAAGACAGGAAAGTTAATAATACCCGGAACATCGAAAGAGATGTTAGCAGAGACAGGTATTGTAATACAGGCAGGAAAGGCTTGTAAGAACATCAAAATAGGAGATAAGGTTAAGTTTCCTCGAAAAAGTTGCAGTGTTATTGTCATTGACGATGTTGATCATTATTTTACTAATGAATATAAAATATTTTACTATGAGCAATGTTAACAATTATGCTTTTGCCAATAAGCTAGAACAGTGGAAACAAAAAGTACTCGATCCACAAGAGACAAAAGTAAAAGAAGCAAAGGTCATCATGGAGGATAAGAGCTACCCATGGCGTGATGATGAACAGAGAAAGGTAGCCAATGCCAAGTTGATTATAATGTCACAATGGCTTCAATTCTATCAGGACTTCTATTTCGAGGCATTAAAACTTGTGGAGCAGCATGAAACACTTGTGAATAACTTATCAAAATGGTATGACATTTGGTATGCGAACATTAGTAATGATGGTAAACAGGAGGCTGAAATGATGAATGCGCAGGCCGATATGCTTGCAGCAATCTTTGGCGATATATACAAAGAGTTACTGCCATTAAAATTGGATATTAAGCCACCTAAAGCATTGAATATATGAAAATAAAATTCTCAAAAGAACGCGAAGAAATCCTGAATATGGTTTCAACTATTGTAATTACTGCTTCAGGTGATAAATATTACCACATGCCTTATTGGTATAAAAAAACGAAAGAAGAAGGTATTTATGAAGAATTAAATTATGATCATTTACCACAAGACCTTAAGGATGCCATTATATTACAGAAGGAATATGTAACAATTGTGCCACCAAAATTGATAATGATATTACCAAAAAAAGATTGTTATGAAAAGTGATCTTATAATAACATATATACCGCAGCAAACCTCTGAATGGTTCAAATACCGTCAATCAGGAATAGGAGGAAGTGAGATGAGTACGGTACTCGGATTAAATAAATACGATACTGTGACACGCACCTTCTATGAAAAAATCGGCATGGCAGAACCACGACAGATTGACAATGCAAAGATGTTCTTTGGAAGATATATGGAGGATAATATCGCCAAGTTATGGGAGTTTTACGATGGTACAAATGATGGATGGATTGAAAACTTCAAAAATAATAAGATTATTCGCCAATGCAGAAATGTTAATAGACTTGTGGTCAATCCGACTTATCCGTGGTTATTTGGTTCATTTGACAGGATACAGAATATTAAGGGGGGGATTAATCTTCTTACAGGCGAGAAATTAACAACGGAGGCAGTACTCGAAATTAAGACACTTAGTTATTGGTCAAGCCAAATGTGGATCGACGGAATCCCCATAAGTTATCTGATACAGGTTCATGTCTATATGATTATTCTAGAAACCGATTATGCAGAGATAGCTATATTAAAAGACGGCAATGAGTTCATGGTTGAGAAAGTTCAAAGGGATGATGGTCTTTGCACACGCATCATTGACATAAGCAAGCAGTTTTGGGAAAATCGTGTTTTACCCGCGAAAGAAGCGTTTTCCAAGAAGCAGGAGGCAGAGAAGGCAGGTAACATAGCAGAAGTGGAGAAATACGATGCTATCATTCAGAAATACGAACCTGAGCCGGATCACACGGAGGCATATACATCTTTTATGAATGAGAAATTTCTCAGGGAAAGAGATTCTATCGAAGGGACAATGCGTACTTATGATCTGTGTAAGCGTGATAAAGTCCTTAATGGCATCAAAGGTATTATTGATGATGAAAGGGACAGTATTAAGAACATTCTAGTAAAAGACTTGACATTAGCTGGTGCTGAGCAGATTGATTTTGGCAGACTGGGAACAGTTGATTGGAGCGAACGCAAAGGCGCAAAATCACGTACATTCAATAATCGCATAAAGGAGAAACCTACAGAAGAACAACTTATGAAAGAGTTTGTCAAGATCAATCAGGAATGTTATTAACCTATGGAGAAAGATATTGCTGTTAATCGTATTGTGAGGGACATGAGGATGGGAGGGATAGTCTGTGAGGACTGCATAGGAGAAGTGAGGAAATATGTTGATCTGGCATGGGTGGCAGGATATGAGAGAGGCAGACATATTGAATTTGGACATGGAAGTAAAAAAATCGGTCAGATGATGCACAAGATAATTTATTGAACACTTTTGGAAGCCAAAAAGAGGCAGCAAGAAAGACAGGATTTACGGCTGATGGGATATACAAAGCAATGCTTCGAGGCACACCGACAAAACAAGGATGGATTTGGAAATACATAAAAGATGAGAACATTGGCAGAGGTAACATATGAGAAAGAGGGTGAACTGAAAGAAGATGAATCGCCAATTGAGAAAGACTTGTATTTTTTGTTACATTGGGGATTGAAAATGGACATTATCAATGAGACAGGAGTGAGTTTTACAGTTGCAATTTGCCAGCATGTCAAGACAGGAGAGGTGATGTGTTTTCTGCCAGAACAATTGAAAATAATAGGAACGGAGGTGAAGAAGTAATGGAAATAAAACGCACAATATTGGGTGAGCCAAAGGCACAAGCAAGGCACAGGCATTTTACCAGAGGGACTTTTTCTGGCAGTTATGATCCGTCTGCAAAGTCAAAAGAAACATTTGCCTCAATAATTCAACAGGAAGCCCCAAAAGAACCGATTTCCGAGCCTATTGCCTTGGAGTTGGTGTTCTACATGTCCAGACCCCGATCTCATTACAGAAGCGGTAAAAACAGTGATATGTTAAAAGATTCCGCACCGGAACATCATTCAGGAAGACCAGACTTAGATAATTTGACAAAATTTGTCCAGGATGCACTCAATAAAATCTATTACAAAGATGATGCACTTATCTGTCAATTAACTGCATATAAACTTTATTCAGAGAGACCACGCACGGAAATTACTTTAAAAACTTTATGAGATGTGGATTATTTTACATATATTTGTAGTGCTCATTAACTACATCATGGAATCAAAAGAAATTATATTAGTCCCAAAAGCAGATGCAATTATCCCTCCGGGTGTAGTTGATGAGCCTTCTGTTTGCGGGACTTTTAATTTTAATACCATGGCACAGGTGAAGGAAATACTCACCCGCCTGCCCGAAACCCGCGACAATGCGGTGTTACAATGAACTTGTGCGACTTAAAATTATGCAGCCATGACAGAAAACAAACGACAAGCCCTGCGCGGCCGCCAATACACTTTCTATGAAATGGTGGTTTGGGCGCAGTTTTACCATGAACACCGCAACGAAAACAGCCCTGAACAGTTGCTAACGGAATTTCTTAAATGGAAGCCTAACGCCAAGGCCGAAACTATGCAGGCCCATCAGTTGCTACTCATTGAAAGTGCCGTGGCTGATTACTACAAATTGCCCCTACAAGACGTGCGGGGCAAACGCCGGTATAAGGAATTTGTGCGTGCCCGCCAAGTTATTGCACACCTTGCCGTACAGTTCGGCAGTGAGCATGAAGTTGCCAAAACGCTTGGCCCAAAGCGGGATAACATACACTTTTCAAAAACCAAGTGCCGCATACTCATGCAAAGCGAACCACTGCTGCGCAAAGAGGTTGCCGACATTGAGGCCCGCCTATGTGAACCGCTGGCGGCCATTGAGAAAAAACAATTTGAAAACGAAACCAATAACAAAAACGAAGATGACACAATTGAACAGCATGAACAGCAACCGGCCGACCGTGGTTGAAAAGTACATTGTCACGGAAACCGCCGAACTCATTTACGATGCCGATGCGCTCGCAAAATGGAATGAAATTTGCGCTACGCTTGGCCTTGAAGGCCAGCAGAAGCTGAATGTTGAAACCGCAAAAAGCCCCGTGCCGTTCCTTTATATGAACGAAGGCTTAACACGGGTGTTTAAGGTGCTTTGTCCCGTGGTTGACCTTGTTGCCAAGTACAACCGTGCGCCCATACCGCTTGAGGTGCTTGACCTTGTGGCCCTGAGTATTAAAGAGGGCTATTTTCAGAAGATTGAAATTTGGCACGATGACCAAAAGCAAGACCCCGTCGCTATTGGCATAAGCTACGACTTCATACTTGTGAGCGAAGTTTGGAAGTGTCACTGGGACGCCAAGCTTAAAAGCGTGGCTGAATGCGGCCAATGGCTAAAAGAACATAACTTGAAGCCATACAGTGAAAGCACTTGCAGCTGTGAAAACGACGTCAAGCATTATCTGCTTGCCCGCTGGGGTGACGTTGCCAAGCCGCTTGAAGTGCTCAAAGCCGAAGCCATTGAACGCTACTCTGGCCAGCAGCGGCTTGAGGCTGAAAAAAACATCAAGGAAGCCCAGCGTAAGCTTGAAGACCTTGAGGCAGACGTCAAACGGTATTTTAATTAGTCGGCCCATGTTGGCGGCGTTTTGAAGGTGCGCAGCTGCGTGCCCTGCAACCGCGAAAAGGCTGACCTCACGCCCCTTGAATGGCTCAAGTACATTGAAGGATTTATGGCCCGCTGCCGGCGCACGAAAACCGGCTGCGACCTGGCGACTACATTAAAGGCGAGTGTGCGATTGACTGCAAAGAGTATGCAAAATTTGAACGCATGCACCGCGCAACCCTCACACTTTGGAATAGATTACAACATTAAACAAAACGGAAAAAGGATGAAAACTATAAACTTATGGGTTGACGGCAAAGGCTGGCAATCGTTTGATTTTGAAACAGCAAAAGAAGCGCTCGCAGAGCGAAAAATTATTATTAAAGATTGGGCTTCGATTGGCGATGGGGCTTCGATTGGCGATTGGGCTTCGATTGGCTCAAGGGCTTCGATTGGCGATGGGGCTTTGATTGGCTCAAGGGCTTCGATTGGCGATGGGGCTTCGATTGGCGATGGGGCTTCGATTGGCTCAAGGGCTTCGATTGGCTCAGGGGCTTCGATTGGCGATGGGGCTTCGATTGGCGATGGGGCTTTGATTGGCTATGGGGCTTCGATTGGCTCAAGGGCTTCGATTGGCTATGGGGCTTCGATTGGCGATGGGGCTTTGATTGGCGAAGGGGCTTCGATTGGCGATGGGGCTTCGATTGGCTATGGGGCTTCGATTGGCTCAAGGGCTTCGATTGGCGATGGGGCTTCGATTGGCTATGGGGCTTTGATTGGCTCAAGGGCTTCGATTGGCGATGGGGCTTCGATTGGCGATGGGGCTTTGATTGGCTCAAGGGCTTCGATTGGCGATGGGGCTTCGATTAGCGATGGGGCTTCGATTGGCGATTGGGCTTTTATTGGCTCAAGGGCTTCGATTGGCGATGGGGTTGTAATACAAAAAACTATTTGCATCACCGGCACAAAACATACAGTTATTTGGTATGGAACTGGTGATATTAACATAGGTTGCCACAAATACACAATAAGCGAATGGCTTAAGAGCGGCCTTGAAATTGCAAGACGCGGAAATTATACTGATGAGCAGGTTAATGAATACCGCGGATATGTTAATTTTTGCGCCGAACTGCAAAAGCAAATTGACGAGCAGAAAGCTTGTTAGAAAACTAAGCGGTAAAGCTTTTAAGGCAAGCGTTTCACATGTCAATTCAGGTCATACAAGATCATGTGGTTGTAAACAATTAGAACTGAGATCAGAAAAGAGAATTATTCATGGACTTGCAAGACATCCTATTTATGGAGCATGGAGGAATATGATACAAAGGTGCTATAACCCAAGTGTAGTAGAATATAAAAATTATGGAGGCAGAGGCATTTCCGTCTGTACGGGATGGAGGAAATCTGTTTTAATGTTTTATGAATGGTCTTTATTGAACGGTTATGAAACAGGACTTCTTTTAGACAGAGAGAATAATGATGGCAATTACGAACCCGATAATTGTCGATGGGTAACATTTAATATTAGTTGTCAAAACAATAGTCTTCTCAGATCGAGCAACACATCTGGATATAGAGGTGTAATTTTTCGTAAAAAGAAAAATCTTAAAAAGCCATGGCTGGCAAGAATCCAATGGAATAATATTGAATATAAATTAGGTTGGTATTCTACATCGCATCAAGCAGCAGAAGCATACAATAATTTTGTTATTGATAATAAGACAAACCATCCTTTAAATAAAGTATAATTATGGCATACCACGAAGGCAGAAATAGGCAAGTTAATGAGTTCCCTTTTTCGGGGAAGGTGCTTTTTATAGGTCAACCCGAGAGTCATCCTACAAAGATGGGGAATACAATAACATTCAGAATACTGGTTTTACAGGCATTTATAGGGACTTATTCATATCCTGTAAGTTTTGAATTTAATATGAGTACAATGGGACAATTAGCAGATGTCAAAGACGGCGAATGGGTTGATCTTAATTTTGCACTTAGCGGATTCTCCACAACAAAAGATGGTATAACTAGATATTATAATAAAAACATTGGGTTAAGTATTCTAAAAAAATGAAAACACTTAAAAAATCCGTACCAATAATAGTTGTCGTCGGTATTATGGCAATGGTCGATACCGTGGCAGCAATAATGGCTATCATTGTCGTATTATTGGTTTTATCAACACTGTATATTATTGAAAATATAGAATCAGATACTATGACAGAACAGAGAGAACTTATTTTTCATGACACCGTGCCATTGAGCGATAATCGACTTGAAAAGGCACGGATCAGGGCAAAGAGCCAGAAAGAACGTATTTTGGATTTCTTTGCACGACATCCTGAAACTAGATTCACCCCTCCCGAAGTTGAGGAATTTACTGGTATATTACTAACTTCTGCACGGAGAACAATAACCAACCTGACAAAAGAAGGCAAACTCATTAAATGCCAATGGAGTGAAAGAGAAATGGGAATCCATGGGATTGATAACAGGACATGGAAGTACAACAAAGACTATATAAAACCAATAAATTAAATAATATGGAAACAGAAAAAGCATTAGTAAAATCGGCAGAGACGCGACTTCCAAAATTCGTGGAAGATGCCTATGATAGCGTGGAAAAAATGGAACGGTTTGCAAAAATCCTTCTGGATAGCAAGCTCGTTCCAAATCACTTCTATGAGAAGCTACCTGATGGGAAGCCTGACTTCACAAAGGGAAAGACTCCGGCAGTCGTGGCTGTATTGATTCAGGGTTATCAATTACAATTACCTCCGTTGACCGCATTACAACATATCATTCCTGTTAATGGTTTGCTTTCGATAAAAGGTGATTTGGCAAAAAGTATGATCTTTAATTCAGGGAAATTGAAGCCGAGTTCATGGGTTGAGGAAGAAACAGGATCAATAGAAAATGGTGATTTGGTTGTTAAGATTACAGCCACACGGTCAGATAATGGTCAGACGTTATCAAGGTCATTCTCGGTTGCACAGGCAAAAAGAGCGGGGTTATGGATCACAGAACAACAAGTCAATGGACAGGATGGATGGAAATATAAAGCCTCTGCGTGGTGGAAATACCCGGCAAGAATGATTAATTACAGAGCATTAGGATTCTTAGCCAGAGATATGTTCCCGGATGTCATGGCAGGCATCTATACCACAGAGGAAGCGATGGACCTTCCAAAAGATGTAGCAGAGGTAATTGAAACCGCTGATGGAAATAAGATCACTATTCCAGACAAGGAACACGCGCAGAAAAGAAGCGAAAAAATGACAGAGCGTGTTGCGGATAAGATCAAAGGACCAGATTTTAGCGAAATTAAACAGACTATCATGCAGCCAACGGTTAATAATGTCAGTAATGAGACTGAGACTGTGAATGTGCCTGAGCCACCTGAGAAAAGAGTGGATGATATTGCTAATCCAGAAGACGAATCTCCATTTGTGGGTGACAAGGGTTCTATTGAGGTTCTTGATGGGAAAGTGATACACAGAGAACCCAAAGAAGGTGACTTGACTCTTGCAGTCATGGAGAAGATGGAGACATCTGAACTTCTTAAAATCATCAATAACGATATGGATATGATGGAAGCATTACAGATACTCCCGGGGAAAAATACAAATAAGAAATGCAGGGAGATTATTTTTGCTCATCAGGAAGGGAAACTTGGGAAATTATTACCAACTCTACCAGATGCAGATACACAGACAGGAGAAGTTTTGCCAAATAAAGAGTTTGACAAGGTAAAAGCAGAAAAGGCTGCAGACGACTTTCTCAATGGTCCATCAAAGTCAAAAGAAGAAACTAGCACGAATAAATATGGATTAGTGATACCTCCTTTTGATAAAGGTGAGGGTAGGGATTTTGCCACAACAAAAACTTTATTCAATCTATTTCTGAGCATATCACCAAAAATAGATGCAACCCGTTATCTGGAACTGGCAGGGAAAAAGGGCATAGTAATGGCATTCCCGGATAAAGAGACATTTTGCAAGAATGCAACTGTAAAAATGATCAACGAATTACTTGACACAAATTAAAATTAATATTATATTTGTGCCAGACTTCTTGTAGTTACTGACAAAACAAAGGAGGCACAAATCTGAGATAGATGAATGCCTCTTTTTTAATTTAAAAACTATACTATGAAAAAGCTGAAAAAATTTATATGGTTAATAAAGGCATATTATTTACTCCACAAACCCATGTCTAAACCGTCAAAAAAATTGATATTTGAACTAAAATGTGCAAAAGAGAAATTGCATGATCAAATTCTAAATGATAATATTACAAGAAATTATACAGTAGAAGCATTCCTTTTAGTAGATAATTTATTGAATTTATATAATAAATAATTAATCCCATGGCTATGAAAAAACTGATTTTATTTTTCTTGATGATTCCGGCAATTTCAAACGCACAGACTATTAATCTACGTATCGGGGATTCCCAAGCAAAGGGATGTGCCGGAATGGAACTGAAATATGGGAATGTTTCACTTTCTGCAGGATGGAGACCTATGAAACTACTTTATCCGGATAGATGGTTCCATAGCTTTTCAGGTGCATTGACATTGTTTACTAATCCCGATCCTGGAAGGGAATCTTTATACTTTACCACAGCCGCAGCATCGGCAGGAATGGTTTACTATGATAGGCCGAAATATAACTATGAACCTGAACCGTCTGTTATGGCATTGATTGGGTTGAGGTATTTTCCTCACAGAGATATACCTGAATTTACAAATAGAATCTCTTTTGATGTTGGGACTGGTGTTAATATGTCAACACATTGTACGGCACTTGCCATTGAGTTTATTGTGAATTTCAATATGTTTAGATAATTCAAATATTATGAAAACAAAAGAATTATTATGAGAACCTGTTCTGTTGAAAATTGCAATTTTGGAGTTTGGGGTACCGACAAAAATACTGGTTTAGGTTATTGTGAAAGGCATCAATGGAAACGGACAGATGGAAAGAATGTACGCAATAAACTTAAATTAAACATAACAACTGTGAGAAATTTTGAAACAACACCAAATAGTGTACAGCCAATAAAACCTTCTCAGTTCACAGAAATGGCATTATTTCGCTTAATATGGCAGTATAGCGATAAAAAGTCATTTATCACAGGTGTGTGGCTCAGGGACTACTTAAATACCCCCCTATGGATAAGTTGTTTTATGCACGTGTTACCAAAAGGACAGAATAAATACCCAAATTTTAAGTATTATGCCAGAAATATTGTTCTCGGAACACTTGATGAACACAATCTATGGGACAATGGTACAGAAGAACAGCGAATAACTTACGCATTAGAGGTTGAGGAGCAGTCCGAAGGCAAAAACACCGCAAATTGGCAGAAATTAAAAGACTTGGCAGAGGAGTTGCGAAAAGAATACAAGTTATATTTCCCGACAACAAAAGGATTAATTATTGGTGTTAAATATGGGCTGCAGGAAGTTATGGAAGTTGTTGGGCATCTCAATAAAGTGTTTTTTGATAGTTTAAAGAAGTAGATATTTACACCGGAATCCAAGAATGCTATTTTTGACCTGTTTTTGGGTGTTTTTTAAAACTAATTGTCTGTTATTCAGTTGATATGATAGAGAATCCAAGAATCAATAAAAAAAGCCCCACATTTCTGTGAGGCGGGGACTACTCCATATCTCATCCCTCTTATTCTATTTCCGGTAAATTTTCATCGTCAATAATCCCTACAAGTTCTTCCTGAGACACTCCTTCTGCTATATCTGCTTCTGGAATAGTTGGTATAATAGGCTTTGGATGCGGATAGCTCTTGTTTCTTAACCAGAAGTGTTTTCTGGCATCTTCATCTGAAATGGCTACAGATACTTCAATCTCCGTTTTGTAATCAATACGAACCTTCTTTGTCTGTATAGCGAGCTTAACGGGTTTCTTCTGTTTTGGTGTGTATGTTCTCATTTTTTCTCCATTTCGAAGTGAATGTAAAGCGCAGAAAATACAGCACCAAAAGATAAAAGTAGAAATACAAGCCTTGCTGCAACGGATTTATCGCCACCTACTGCCAGCATGAGAAAGAAAAAGCAGACAACCAAAAAGATTAATGTTGTAAATTTTTTCATGGTTTTAAATGAATAAGATAACGAAATAATTCATATACAGCAATCATCAGGATAACCCCGACAATGAGGCAGCCAAAGACATGAGGCGCTTCGGCAAATTCGTGACCAAGACCGTCTTTAAACTCTTTCTGTTTTGTCTTCATACGTTAAAATTTTGAAATTCTGTTAAATATCGTTGTACAGATGCACCATTGCAGTCTGTGGCATTGTGAGCACTTGTGAGAAACTTCTGAACACCCCCGACACCAGCTAAGTGAGCAGCTCCGAGAAGCCCGGCTTTTGTGATAAGTGTTCCATTGATCACCTGACCAATATAGGAAGCAAATTTTTTAAGTGAGTTCTGATTATTTTTTATGAGATCCTGCAAAGCCTGTTCTTGCATTGCTTCCGAAAAAATAGACGGATCGGCTTTAAATCTTTCGGGAGTTATGTTGTGGTATCCGAGAATTTCAAGCGTAGCAGGGCTAAACTGGTATTTTCCTATCATTCCAAGGCTATTGACGACCTTCCAATCATTTGAGGACTCAATGAGGCTTAAATGGCTCGCAAATAGTTTAAACTGAACATCCACTTTATCAATTGGTTTTATTATACCATGAACTTGAATAATGTACAATGTATGATAGTCAGAATTGCCGGAAGCAAGGGAAGCACCGCAGAGAAGGATAATCAAAAGTAAGTTTTTCATATTGCTTAGATTTGGTTAAGTGTGTTTTTAAAAAGAAGGAGACGGAACACACACAACCGGAGCTCCTTCTTAACGCAAAGATAACTTATTTCCAGAAATAGTACCACTTGCGTCTTATAGAAGCATTCTCTTTCAATAATATACCGAGTTTTACCCGCTTTTTACTTTTGCGTTTTTCGTAATCCTTAAGGATTTTAGAGATAGCATTATCTCGTTTTTTGCTGCTCATTTCAATTTTCTGTATTTTGTTAAAACTTCTTTTGTAAGAATCTCTCTGCAAATATTGGCAGTTAGTAGTTGATTGTTCTTTCTAGCAGCATCATAAGCAGCAGCATCAGCAGCATTAGCAGCATAAGCAGCAGCATAAGCAGCATTAGCAGCATTAGCAGCATTAGCAGCATTAGCAGCATAAGCATCAGCATCAGCAGCATAAGCAGCATTAGCAGCATAAGCAGCAGCATAAGCAGCATTAGCAGCATTAGCAGCATTAGCAGCATAAGCAGCAGCATCAGCAGCATAAGCAGCAGCATCAGCAGCATAATCATAAGCAGCAGCATCAGCAGCATAAGCAGCTAGTTGTTGATCATTAATATTACCTTCTCCATAATCAATAGCGGCTTTTACAGCGTCCTTACTTCGTTGATCTTTCATAAGATGAAGCACAGTCTGTGCACATTTGCCTTTTGCAAGAATTAATAATCTCTTATTGACACCAAGTTTTGATGCAAGCCAAAGCATCCAATCACCGCGAGGGCAGTTTTGCCAAGCAAGAGTAGTAGATTTTTGAGTTTTTACATACTCAACAGCTTCTCTGCAGGCATTTAAATTTTTAAGTTTTTGTGTGTTCATTTTTTATTGCTTTTTTAGGTTAAAGAACTTTCAAATATTATAGTGTCTCCCGTTTTGATCAATATACTGATCGCATTATTTTGTCTCTCTCCCGTTAAGGAAATTAGCATCTCCCGTTTCTTAGTGCCTCCCGTTTAGCCAAAATTAAAGGTCCTTTGTGCTTTGGTGCTTCGTAATTGCTTCGTGGTCCAATATTCTCCGGCTGTCTTAGGGTTACAGGCTTCACGCAGCAGACCATTAACAGGGTGCGCAGGATCATCCAGGACTAACTGGCGACACCTAGCGCACCGCTTAACTATAAAGTTCTTCCCGATTGCTTGTGGTTTTTTAACGGTCATTATATCAATCATAAAATTGTCACTTTGGTAATTTTTTGAGCTTTGCAGGTTTGCGGATTGATTAAAATTAGTCTTTCGGTTCCTACTCTCACCCGATAATAATGAGAAATTGCCGTAATATCTTTGTCGGCTTTGTGTGAATAAAAGAATTGACCAGGTTTTAACGTGGTAATTCCAATACTTTCCAGAGTGCATTTTTTGCGTGCCATAACTTTAAAGTTTTTTAACAGACGAAAAGGGTTTAACTTGGGGAAGAACAATCATAATGAGGCACAAGGCCACGAATAAAACCGGAATTAAATAAATGTAGTTCATAATGCGTGTGTTTTTGGTTTACATTACTCCGGTTATTTGCCGGAGTGCTCTGTATTGTCCCGACTTGCAACGGGCAAAAACATTAAATAAATCCATTATCCGCAAAACTGTAATAGTCTTCATTTTCGCCTGACAATATTATATGATCTAAAACCTGAATGTCCATAATATTACCACCTTCTTTAATCTTTTGTGTTATTTTAGAATCAGAATCAGAAGGATTAATATTGCCTGAAGGGTGATTGTGTGCCATAATCATACCAGATGCAGCACAGCCCAAGGCAGTTGCTAAAATTAGCCTTACATCTGTGACTGTCCCCGATAGTCCCCCTTGACTTATTTTTAACCATCCTATTGTGTTGTTTGCTCGATTAAGATAAATACAAATAAAACTTTCGTATAATTCTAAACTGTCTTTATCCCATATCTGCCGAAATAAATCGGCAGCGTCCTTGCTTTCTTTGATCTTGCATTTCAAGACCTCTCCTTTTTTGAGGATTAGTTTTATTTCCGGCATTTTGCTCTTGTAAGTTTCCATTGTGTATTTTTTAAAAGGCTTAATTAATTTTTAACTGCTATAATAAAATGACCGCAGCTATTACTCACCTCATAACCGTTATAACCATTTACATTATAAGGCGTGAAGTAATCACGACTTTGACCGACAAACCAGGCTCCGGCTATTCCAAGAGTACGTTCTGAAAATTCTTCAGTCTTATTTGCCTTTACAAATCCATCATGCAAAGGCTCACAGCAATCTGTCATACCATCAAAGGATGATTTAACGTTAATAAACAGGTTACCTTCATTCCTTCGAATGAAGCTCTTAACTGTTGCTTTTGTTGTCTTCATTGTGTGTGTTTTTAATTGGTTAACAGTACAAATTTATACCTTATATATATAATAAACAAGCAAAAAGCAAAAATAATAATATAATAATGCAAAATAAATATGTAAAAAGATTTGCTAATATGAAAACTAAATTTTAACTTTGATCTGTTAATTAATATAAACGATATGAAAAACACACGAAAACCACTAAAGACCAGCGAATTAATTAAATTATTCAAAGGACAGCAAGCCAAGTGCGCAAATTGCGGAACCTGGTTCACGATCTCGAAAGAATTGGAGATGCTAATTGAAGAAGGGATAATACATCCTTTAGACGTTAATTTGTGCCCGCTATGCGCTGAAGATGCAGAAGAGCAGGCAATATTTGAGGCAGAATTGGAATGTATCATTATTAATCTGTAAGATCATGCAAGACTTAACACAAGACGCAAAAGATCTGATCTTTGAAAAAGCTAATGAAAAAGATATATATATTCTTATCAGAGGCAAGAAAAATCAGGTGCACCCCGCTAAAATATGCGGAAGATTATTAGACTTTCCGCATATTAGGGCAATAAACAAGCCAGATATTGAGGCAGAAATAAACTGGAGTCAAGTCGAGCGCATGAGCGCAGGATATCTAAACTACATTGAAATTTAATTGAATATTAACCAATAAAACACAAGACAATGAAAGCAAAAACAAATTATAAAAAAGAATACGAGGAATATCTGAATGAATTAGACATTCCCGAAGATGACAAGAGAAGCAACGGGGGAAGAATCCCAGATCATTGTAAATATGGGACATGGTTAAGAAGGAATAATCCTATTGCATTTAATGCAGGATTTGACGCGTTTATGAGATAGTTAACGCAGCTAAATATGCAATATTTAAAACCTGACCTAATGAAATAGTTCAGGTTTTTTTATTTAAACCAGTAAGATCATCAAGAGAAGTATTTAAAAGAATCTTGTACAAGTCTTTTTCAATGCTTTCGATAACACGCACACCAGAAGAAGTAAGGCAGATAAATACCGGTTGTTTGTTATGTTGTGCGTGCTGACTGTAAGGTTGTCCGGGGTCTTTTGTATGCCTGGTAATATATCCGGCCCGTTTAAGATCGTGCAAAAGATTGATTTTTGACACAACAAGAAAATCCGGAAGAACCGGACCATTATAAAACAATTCAGAACGCACCAGATTAACACCTTTATTTGACACCTTATAAAGAAAAGAAAGAGCGGAAAGCTCGGAAGTGGTAAGAGAAAAGCGCAGACGAATAGAATCAACAAGCCAGAAGTTATAAAGAACACCGGAACGCCTCATCAAAGTATTACACCCAAACAAATATGACCAGATAAACCGGAACACCTGTATAAACACACCCTTATTAAAGCTATCTAAAGAGTTATATAGATTAGTTAAATAAGGAGTAAGAGAAGGAGAGGAAGGTAAAAAAGGGCTTTTGGCTTCATTTGTGTCTAATTCTTCTGTCATTGATACGTAATTTAATCAAATATTCAAACCTAAATGACTTAACTCCACAAAATTAAACTATTTTAACATAGTTATTTGGTAATTTTACATAATATTATGGTATTGATTACATTTTGAAACTAAAAAACTCGTTGAATAAAAAGCCCATAACTATTATTATGTAAAATAGAAAATTAATATAGTCAATATCAGTATGTTATAATTTTCATTTTTGCAGAATTTCAGGCTTTTGGTAATATCTTGCTAATTTAAGGAGGGTTTTTTCTTCCTGAGAATCGGTTTACCACCCTTATTAGGAGTTCTGAACCACTTTTTAATAGTTCTGATCGCTTGTAAAGGTGCTTTTTTGGGCTTCTGATTGTGCGCATGACCGCAATGGCAGGGGGGTGGATTCGCTAAAACCGTTTTCCTTTTCGGTTCGATGCCTGGCAAGATGATTAGTCGCTGCAGATACTGACACACATATCCTGTTAGTAATTTGTTTATAATAATTTTACAGAAAGCCTATTCCCTGAGCTGTAATGGTTATCTTTGTTTTTAATTAACATAATGTATTTTTGTAATGGCTAGGATGGTATATATATATTGCAGAAAAGATAGCGAGGGTAGGAGGTTAGAATCTGAGCCGATATCTTGTAGTAATAGGAGGATATTATCTGAGAAGAGTGGATTAGGTTATGAGAATCTTGTTACTGTGTTTACAAGAAAAGGAAGGCATTATTATGAAACTAATGAATGTGTAGTTATAAGAATATATGAAAAGTTTATATTAAGGGGTAGACAAAAAATTCAAGTACCGGGGAAAAAGTTTGGGGACAGTTATTAATTTTATCTTTCAGTGTTAATTTTGTTTATTAGAAAGTAAAGAATAACTTTGGTGCTGATATATCAAACTAAAAATTAAATGCCATGGCAATCATTCACGACTTAAAAGTAAAACTTAAAGCAGTCATCACTGAAACGGAACTTCTTGATCCGGAAGATTCTTCAAAACCCCCCAAAAGAGAATCGGGGCAGAAAAAATATGTAATTGACGATGCCGTCAGACTGCCTTTCATCCAGGTGCCTGCAGATGAATTGATCACACGTCTTGCTGATATGATGAAATGTTATTTATATGGCTATCGTGCTGATCCTCTCCAGATAGCCGATCCTCCAAAAATAGAGACAGATGATGCAAGTTCTGTTGCTGCGACTACTGCGACCCTTAATGGACGTATCACAGGAGCTCTATGTACTGCAGGATTTAAATATGGGCTCACAAGAGAACTGGGCAGTACCGTTGTAGCCACAGGAAGTCCCACAGGAGTACAGACAACTATTAAGTCACTTACTTATGCTGCTGCAGGACTCACTACCAAAACAAAATATTATTTCCGGGTGTTTGGGCAGACATCAGCAACGGGAAATACTCAATACGGGATAATAAGATCCTTCACAACATTGTAATTTTTTTCTTAATCATAGTTTTTTAATTTAATTCTTAAACGAAATGGCAACAAACGTAAGAGCACGTATCGTCCTTAAAGCCCGAGTCTCGGTCATCAATGCGACCAGTGGACCAAAAGAAGGCGCACAATGGCACAGTATAGCAAACTGTGTAACAAAAGTCATTGACCTCAATGAGTGGAAGTGGAGATTCGCTACCGCCAAAACAGTACTCTGTGGAGGCTCTGCCCCCTATGGGACAAGTTATGTAGGTGCAATCGGAGTTTACTGGCTGTAACACTCCGTAACTATGATCAGGAAAGCAGTATTCAGCTATTTTAACCCCGATGAATCCTTCGGCAATAAATGTGGATTCACCAGGTATAGCGATTTTCTCTTTACCACAGCACTCTCAGTACTCTGCGCCTCCCGTCATTTTAAGGAGGTGCAGTTTATTTCTTCCAATTGGGGTGTCGATGTTATCACTCAACTAAAACTTCCCATCACAAGCTATTCCGATAAGCTCAATGAGATGAAAAGCGTTGATCGTCATTTCTGGGCATACGGCAAACTACTTGCTTACTGTGAACAGACCAAGCCGTTTGTTCATATCGACAATGACGTGTTTCTCTGGGATGCCCTGGCACCACGTATTCTTAATGCCAAACTATGCTTTCAGTCACACGAGCCTTTCGATGCCGATGGTTATCAGTATTATAACATGCTTAAAAAGTGTTGGGGCAGGGCTCCGGTGAAGCCACAGGACATATGCGACAACCCTGTGGATGACTTTGCCTATAACTGTGGAATATGTGGTGGCAATGATTTGAGCATCTTCGAAGAATGGCGAAAGACAAGTGCGGAATATATCTTCGCACCAGCTAATCAGGAAGTATTCTTTGAGAAAGAAAAAGATATGCTCATGCACCAGAATCTCTTCCATGAACAGTATTTCCTTGCCTGTCTCATCAAGAAGCATGGATGGCGCGATCAGGTTAAGGTCATCAATCCTGATGCTATGGAAGTTGGTAATAATGAGAAACGAAAATACACCCATCTATGGGGAACACTTAAAAAAGACAAAGGCTATATGGCCAGGGTGTGGTTAAGACTTCGTGATGAAGACAGGGAACTATTTGACAGAGTTGATCAATTTTGTGTAAAAAATAAGATATGAAAAAAACTAGAAAAATGAAAAAGACTAGAAAATCTATATCTTTGCATAGTAAACTTAAAATAAATAAAGTCATGGCAACAATTCATGGAGCAACATTAAACGCATCCGTAAACCCTAATGGGTTGAATACAACAGTAAAATTCTTATACGGGACAGACCCATTATTGGCAAATCCAATCGAGGTGGATCTTCCGGCAGTGGTGCCTGCAGGACATGATGCAATTCCCGCACAAGCACCAATCACTGATTTGGATGCAGACACAACTTATTTTTTCAAGGTAAGTGCAACAAACAGTGAAGGAACAACTGAAGGTGCTACTCTTGATCTTATTACACCTGCTGACGTAGTTACGGGGCCTCCAATCGTTGAAACCCTTCCGGCTACAGACATCGTGTAATGGAAATATTTTTAATTGTAGCGATTACGATTGTCGTAATTACATTGGTGATCAGGCATGATGAACATCATAGCCATCATCACAAGAGAAGACGAAAGCCCACGGTAAAAACAAAAAGGGCAACTGATATTTACTGATTGACAATTGATCCCCGGTGCGTTCTTTCATTTACAGGTTAGGTTTTTATCAGTGTTTTCAACTATTTGTAGAATTTTATATTGATTAACAATTTTCCTATGCTGGGGATCATTTTTATTTGGAAATTTAAAAATTAGTTTATATTTGCATTATCTCAGTAATGGGATATTTTTTGAACTATGAAATAACAAATGTAAAGTTTGACGAATGGAAACCAGAATAATAAAAACATCAGAGAAGGTACTTATCTGGATGAATCGAAACAGCAAGACTCAAATAGAGATGGCTGCAGAGCTCGGCATTACTCGGCAGACTTTTGCTCAAAGATTAAAGGATAACTTCTTCACAGTTGAAGAACTGACTAAACTTAAAAGATTGGGAATAGAGTAATTTTTTTTATAATTGAAATTACAAATGTTAAATGGCCTTCATTCGCATTAATAGAAAACTCTTTGATCATAACTTCTGGAAAGAGAATAGGGAATATAGTAGAGCAGAAGCATGGATAGATTTAATTCAGTTAGTATCATTTACAATAGATAATAAAAAATTAATAGATGGAGTAATAATAAAATGGGGAAGAGGTCAATATCCTGTAAGTTATTCATTTTTGTCAAAGAGATGGAATTGGTCAATTCATAAAGTGCGGATATTCATTAACTTACTAAAAAGTGAACAACAAGTGGCAACCACAACGGCATGGAAAACGACAATACTAACACTTTGTAAATATGATATTTATAATCCAATTTCACAAGCAGACGTACAGGCAGAAGCACAAGCAGACGGCAAGCAGACGGCAGGAAGTATAAGAATAGAAGAAGATAAAGAAATAAATAAAGAAAAAGAAGAAGAAAAAGAAATTTCTCTTTCTGAATCAGAAATCCAATACGAAAAAGAAAGACAAATTTTTTTAGACAACTTACCTGAAGAATAAAAATGGAAACAAGAAGCAAAAATAGATTATCTTTGAATCGCCTGTTTGCCAACAGGTCTGCTTTCTTGTTTTTCATAGTAGTGCGACCCCATGTCGAGTACATGGGGTTTTTGTACCTCAACTGATAAAATAATTATGGCAAAATATAATGAACCAGAAGCCGGAGAATGGATATTCCCAATAATGGAAGGATATAAAATATGTTGTTGTGATTGTGGCCTTGTTCATAAGATGGATTTTAAAATAGAAAAAGGGAGAGTGGCATTTAGGGTTTTTCGAGACAATAGAGCAACTGCAGCAACAAGAAGAGAAAATAAAAAGAAATTTCCAGATTGATAATTTTTTATAAATTTATTGCACTATGAATAAGCAGATAATAAAATTTTTTAAATGGGTGAAGTACTTATTTTGGGAACGACCAGTTTCTAAACCACCAAAAGAAAAGCCAATACGAGTTATGGGAGAACAGATGTTTAATGACTATGTTGTGATCGAGTATAATGGTCAGAAGATTAATTTACGTATTAATCAGCTACAATTATGGAACGCCATGAATAGAAAAGATAAGAGAGGCATGGCAAAACGTTTTGAGATTCAGGAGAAAAAAGGACTGATCAGGTTTGAGATGATAGATGGAAAGTGGATATGTATTAAAAATAAAGATTATGGAAAAGCATAAGTTTATAGGACGGCACGGGTTTATGCATATCTGCACAGACATGAATGAAAAGAAGAAATATCCTTATTTTGATATAAGAATTGAAAAAGGGTTTAAGCTTTTTTTTATTCATTGGATTAAGTTCTGTTGGTATATTGGATGGAAGAAAGGAGAGTTAGACTAATGGACAGGAAAAAAACTCTTAACAATCTCGTCTTGATAAAACTCGATCCTGAAAACACAATGGTCAGGGGATTGTTCATAGACACGAGCTACAACCCAGAGATGCATTGTACCGTGGAAGGTGAAGTTTATGGCGTTCCAAGTCATCTGCAATATACGGGAAAAGCTAATCTCGGGATGCCATGGCTTTGCGATATGGAGTTAAGATATGGTGATAAGGTGATCATCTACTATCTAAGCGTAGTCAATGCGCTCAATAAAAAAGACCCCAGGTGTGTGTATGAGGGTGAAGATCGGTTTGTTCTTATTCCCTATGACCGGATATATGCTGTTGTGAGAGAGGGACGGTTAATTCCGATAAACGGATATGTACTTACTGAGTCTGTAGAAGATCCTGCAATAACAGCAGAAAAAGCACGTATGGAAAAGATCGGGATGAAGTTTGTCATGCTTAGAAAAAACAGTATCACAAATGTTGTGTATAGCCGTGTCAAATATCTCGGCAATCCAAATAGAAGATACACTGAGGATGACCATACAGATGAGGGAGTGGATATTGCGGTTGGTGATATTATCATCTCAAAGAAAGTATCGGATATACCGATGCAATATGAGTTGCATATGAAGGTTAATGATGGAGTGAAGTTATTTAGGATTCAACGCAGGAACGTATTCGCCAGAATATAATGAAAAGCCAATTTCACGGTAAGGAGTTTCAGTCAATGATGTACAATGTTGATAAGATACCGGAAGGTACATCGGTATTGTCATTTTACAAAGATTTGGGTAAGATAAGGGAGTTTAAAGCAACTGCAGGGGAAGACATTGACGATAATAAGGTTATGCTTTATGTCCTCTGTATGTACGACAAAGGATCTCCATATAGGAAAAAATACAATGATGTTCTGAAAAGGAAAATAGAGGTAGCTCATGATTGTGGTTTTGAGACGGCAGAGGGAGGAAACTTTGCACCGCCAATTGAGGATTTTCTAAGGGGTAAAAATGAAAAGGTAAATAAAAAGATTTGTACTTATGTGAGAATGCACCGTAACTATAAATACGCATATCTTGTGGCAATGGATGAGAGTTATTATACTTTGATGCTTCAGATAATTGGGGGGGAGACAAGAAAAATTCCTGATGCAAGAAACGCACAGACAGAACTAGAAGAAACGCTTCTGGAAATACTCAATGAAGATAACAACCCCTATCTGAGAGATGAACTTTTGAGGTATATGGAAAACGAGAGGTTAGCATTACGACCCGAGGACATAGCAAAGGCAATGCAAGAAGGTAAATCACCAATATCAATAAAAAAAACAAGATGAATATTTTACAATTTTTTCATAAAAAAGAAGTATTACCTATATTTAATATTAATGATAAAGTTCGGCTGATGGAATATTCTGAAGAAAATAGACTTTTATATAATAAAGAATATCCAAATTGTGCATTAAGTGAAGACAAAAACAGAGAGGCAATCAAATATCTTGCAGATGAATATTTAGGATGGGGAGAACATATCATAACCAAAGTAGAACCCGGAACGATTGCTGCCGGAGGGTGGTTCGTATATGTTGATGGCAAAGAAATTGGTTATCATGGTAATATATTTAAATTAGTAAAATGAATATTAAAGGATTCTGGCACATCTGGCTACACACTATCTGGCATTCAATATGTGCCAACCAGATGCGCATATTACTAACATCAGGACTATATGATGCTTGTGAGGAAATAAACATCGGGCTCATAGGACTGCCGGAAGAAATAGCACAATTTAAAAGATTATTTTCTAATCTCTACCCAAAACTAAAGATTCGTATTATATCGGGTAATCCGGGTGAATATGAGTTCTTAACACTCAGACTTATCGAACAGGACACTTCGGAATATGTTGGCTTTTATTTTCACACAAAAGGAATTACTCGACCATTTGAAACAAATATAAGTAATTGGCGTGAATGGCTCAATGAGGCAATTTTAAACAGATGGGTAGAACATTGTGACAGGGTATGTACATGTGGCTATGATGTGTCATCTGTGAACCGTATGTATAGTCCGGATCATTTTTCCGGTAACTTTTGGTGGTTTAATAGACAGTTTATTAACAAACTGCCGAAGATTGATACGCTTGAACTACATGATAGATTTCAGGCAGAACAGTATATCTGTAAAGCAAGAGGAAATTTTTATGCTGAAGAATTTGTCGAACCTGGGCAGGATGTTTTTATAATGAAATATAAGAAAGTATGAAGAAAAAAATTTACATTAGTGGATGTGGCGGTATGCTTGGAGATGCATTCTATCATTGGTTTAATAACGATTATGATCTGCGATGCACTGATAAGAATGTTAATGAACCATGGTTAAGATTTTTGGATTTTCGCCGACTGCAGGCTTATAGAAATGATGTTTTTAATTTTGAACCAGATTATCTTTTCCATCTCGGAGCATATACCGATCTGGAGTTCTGTAAAGCCAATCCTGATGAGGCATATCTAGTAAACACACTCGCTGTGGAAGATGCTGTTCGTATTGCCAATGCACTCAATATACCAATCCTGTATATCAGTACAGCAGGCATTTTTGATGGGACAAAAGAACTTTGTGATGATTGGGACATACCTAATCCTCTTGATGTCTATGCAAGGTCAAAATGGGCAGGAGAGAGGTTTGTCATTGAATATGCTAGAAAATATTATGTTTGTCGGGCCGGATGGATGGTTGGGGGTGGCCCGACAAAAGATAAAAAGTTTGTACAGAAGATCATGTCACAACTAAAAAACGGAGCAAAAGAACTGACTATTGTGAATGACAGGGGAGGCACTATGACATACACAAAAGATTTTGCCATGAATGTGAGTCTCCTTATTGAAACGGGTATGTATGGTCTTTACAACATGGTTTGCAAGGGTGTGACATCAAGACTCGACATAACATGGGAAATATTGAAGATATTACATCTGGAAAAAAGTGTCAAGATAAACATTGTGGACTCGGAATATTTTGCAGAGCAATACACATCTATCCGTCCGGTATTTGAAAATCTTGTTAATAAAAAACTCGATTTGCGTGGACTTAATATTATGCGACCATGGAAAGACGCACTTAGGGATTATATTGAAACTGATTATAAAGATTATTTGAAATGAAGATTGATTCATGTCCCATATCCGGTAGTATAAAACGAGTAGAATTTCTTAATCTTGGGACTGTACCATTGGTGAATAATTTCTGTGATACAAAAAAAGAATCATTGGCTTGTCAGAGATTCCCATTGGCAATACAATTCTTCCATGAGAGCCGGTTAATATGTTTGACTGATGTTGTCAATAAAGATGATATGTTTCTAAACTATCTCTATAAGTCGGGAGTTAACAAACCCTATCTTGATCATTGTGCAAAAATGTATGACTACTTATCCCGTCATGTGAACTTCAAAGATAAAGATTTGGTGGTGGACATAGGAGGCAATGACGGTAGTCTCCTTATGGAGTTCCGCAAAGAGAACTGTAATCTGCATTATGTGAACGTGGATTGTAGCAAAAGTTTTATTGATATTAACAAAGAGAATGGCATCGAATATCTGAATATTTATTTTGATTCGCAAACAAGATTACCATATAAAGCAAAACTAATAACATCAACAAACGTGTTTCAGCATACTGTCGATATTCGTTCATTTGTGAGAGGTGTAGAGAGGAATTTATCAAATGAGGGTGTATGGTGTCTGGAATTTCCATATATCCTCACAACGCTTGCAAATGATAACTATGACCAGATTTATCATGAACATGTGTATTATTATTGCTTGAAAAATATTGTTGATCTATTGGCACAGGAAGGATTAAGGGTTGTTAATGTATCATATCACGATATGCACGCAGGGACATTACGTGTGCTTAGTGTAAAAGAATCATCATACAGATATCCTGATAGCACAATATTGTCATTCCTTAATCTGGAAAAAACTATTACCGAGGAATATTGTGTCAAATGGGGAAAGAGAACACACGAGAAAATAGAGACATTTCGTAAATTCATTTATGATCTTTTGGCAATAAATAAGACGATTGTTTGTTTTGGTGCTGCAGCGAAAGGATGTGTGTTTCTTAATAGCTGTGGGATAAATGATGATATGATCCCCTTCATCATTGATGACACTCCGTTCAAACAGGGCAAGTTCGTGCCAGGAACAGGTATTGAAGTTATCAGTCGGGAATCATTAAAAGCCTTTCAGCCCGATTATATACTTATTCTCGCACATAATTTCAAAGACTACATTATTGATTCTTTAAAAGGGCAGTATTCTGGTAAGTTTATTGTGATGTTTCCGAATATATCCGTTATAGGTAAATGAAAAATAATTTATATCTTTGTGGTGAGATAGTCGGGGGTAATTGCCCGATGAAAGGAGAAGTACCAACTCTTTCTCACTACATTTTTTGGTACATTCTTTTAAATATTGGTACAATGAAAGAAATTCATTTAACACAAGGTAAGATCGCATTAGTAGATGATGATAATTATGATTTCCTCATGCAATGGAAATGGTTCGCCAGAAAACATAGAAATACTTATTATGCAACAAGATATAATGGGCGTTTAAATGGCAAACAGAGACCAAATATTCAAATGCACAGGGAAATACTTAATGCTACACAAGGAGTACAGGTTGATCATGAAGATCATAATGGGTTGAATAATCAAAAATATAATATAAGATTATGCACAAATTCTCAAAATCAACAAAATAAAACTTCTTGGGGTAAGTCAAGATTTAAGGGAGTTTGCGTCAGTTTTGTAAGAGGCAAGAATGATAAGCAAAAGAAATATAAGACAATAACTGCTTATATAAATATAGATAAAAAACGCAAAGGATTGGGTTCATTTGCAACTGAAGAACTTGCTGCAATTGCTTATAATAACGCAGCAAAAGAATTATTTGGGGAGTTTGCAAACCTCAATGTTATAAGTAGAATACTATGAATACAATAATTGGCACAGACTGTTCTCCTGAATCTATGTTTGCCATTATGAAAGGATGGACTACTCAGTTTGAGATAAATGGTAAGTTGGTCGGAGGCACAGCGATGTGGCAGACGAGTCCATATCTGACATGGCTTATAGAGACAGTTGGCGATGTAAAAGGGAAATACATACTTGAATTAGGGCCATTAGAGGGAGCACATACTAAAATGATGGTAGATCGTGGTGCAAAGGAGGTCATAAGTATAGAGGGACTTTCCGATTGTTTTATGCGATGTCTGATAGTCAAAGAGGCATTTCAACTAATGAAAGCTAAGTTTGTATTTGGAGACTTCTGTAACTATGTAGCAAACTACAAGGGAGATAAATTTGATGTGGTGACTGCACTTGGAGTTTTGTATCATCAGACAAACCCCGCACAACTAATCTACGACATGGCAAAAATTACAGACATGGTATTTGTATGGTCGCAGGTAGCTAGTGCTGAATACCCATGTAAGGAGGAAAGTCATATAGAGGCAATGGGACAGACATATTTAGGCAAGGTGATGTTCTGGGGAAATTTGAGAAACACCCTCGAAGAATATTGCGCAAGTCTAAACGAAACAGCATTTTGGATGTATCCACAGGAGATGATGCGATGCTTTCTCGATGCCGGGTTTAAAAGCATAATGACAAAAATGGTTGAGCCTACACCACACGGAGATTGTCTATTATTCGTAGCAAAGAAATGACAAAAAAAATTATCATAGCATATCATGTATTTATGGCGGGACCATATTACCAGACCATGATGCTTAGTCAGTTTGACAGTCTTATCAAATTCGGATTATTTAATGCTTGCAGTAAGTTGTACATTGGTATCACCGATCACCCGGGCAAATCACCGGAGAACGGTATTGAATGGGTAAAGGGTATATGGAAAGATTCAGACAAGGTTGAGATTGTTGTTCATCCAAACAATAACGAAGAGGCTAACACCCTGAAATGGGTAAGAGACTATTCCATGGTTAATCCCGATGATTATGTGTTCTACTTCCATACAAAAAGCGTGACTAAATGTACACCGGCTACCGAAGACTGGCGCAGGTACATGGAATATTTTAATATTGAGAACTGGAGAGATTGTGTGACTAAACTCGATCTCGGATATGACTGTTGTGGCATCCTCTGGAACCAAGACACGCCAATAGGCTATTTTCCTCACTTCTCTGGCAACTTCTGGTGGGCAAAGACAAGATACCTGCAAACACTTAATCATGGTTATCTGGAGTCAGATTGGAGGTATCACAGGGAGTTCTGGGTTGGCTCTAATACAAACGTCAGGGCATTCGAGTTTCATAACTCGGGATTGAACATTAGAAAGCTATTGACCGAAGGAAAAGGGCATTTCGATGTAACCTATCCACGAAGTAACTACGAAAGAAACCGCAATATGAAGATTCATGTTATTGTAACAGTGTATCAAAGATCACAACAACTCGCAAGGCTTATCTGGGATTTTCTTTGTCAGACAAACCCAAACTGGACTATGAACATTGTTCACGATGGTCCGGCACCAATAGAACTTACAGCCTTTCTTGCAAAGTCATTCAATGATGCACGACTAAACTTCAGATCAACTCCGCAAGTAAATGGCAAATGGGGATTCCCAAACCGTAAGATGATGGTACAGGAGGTACAGGGAGAGCCAACTGATTTTATATTGATTACAAATGACGATAACGAGTATATACAACCATTTGTGGAGTTTTTTATAAATAGCTGTCAGCCAGATGTAGGTATGGTCTATTGTAATACCATTCATTCCTACATGGGATATGATATACTTCAGACAAGAGTACAGGTATGCTACATTGACATGGGTTCATTCATCACAAGGATGGATGTGGCAAAGGCAGTGGGATTCAACCACGAACATGAACAGGCAGATGGAGCCTTTGCCGAGGAATGTGCTGCGGAATGTAGTAGGAGAGGATTAAGAGTTGTTGGGATAAACAAGGCACTCTTTGTGCATAATTGATATGAAAATAATCAGTTTAGGAGTAGGGGTGCAGAGTTCTGCATTATATTACATGAGTTCAATGGGAGAAATAGAAAGATGCGATCATGCTATATTTGCAGATACAGGTGGAGAGAAAACAAAAACCATTGAATATTATAATTATTTAATTGAATGGATGACCGAAAATAATGGTATTACTTTACATAAAGCCAGTTATAAAAATCTTCAAAATGATTTATTGAATCAATCTAATTCATCAGGCAATAGATTTGCACCCATTCCAGCCTTTACAATAAACGATAACAAGAAAGGTATGTTACGGAGGCAATGCACACCTGAATATAAGATTATGCAGGTTAATAAAAAAATCCGCGAGACACTTGATTTAAAAGGAAAATCGCGCTTTCCTAAAATAGAAATTTATCAAGGCATAACAGTTGATGAAGCAACCAGAATGAACATACCGCAAGAGGGATGGAAGATTAATGTTTATCCGTTTTGTGGATATAAGGTTTATCCTGATGGAAAATGTATTAAGATTGACTCAGAAATAATGTCTCGAAATGACGTTTTAAATTGGTATAAAGAACATAATTTGCCAATCCCAGAGAAATCTTCATGTGTCTTTTGTCCATTTCAGTCAGATCAGAATTGGATTCGTTTGAAAACAACTGTTTCTTCTGATTTTGAGAAAGCCGTTGAGGTTGATAAGGCAATTAGGGATTCAAGTATGAAAGGAATCACATCGAAGATATATTTACATGATTCATTATTACCTCTTGATGAGGTGAATTTTAATGAAAATCAAGGAACACTTTGGGGAAACTGCACGGATTATTGTGATGTTTAAATATGAAACCTTACGAATTACTTAAACGCTATTACAAAGAGGTCGATGCCCAGATACTTTCACAGTATGAGGAATCGCCAAAGAGTGTTTGGGTAAACACGGATGATAAAGACCTTATTCCAATAGAGATAATACTGCCATTACCACCGGAGCCACATAAGATTGATAATTGGGGACTACCTGCACGGGAGCAGATGTGGCATCCTCCAAAACTACCGAAACGCTTAAAAGAACTACAGGTCAAATTTGAGACTCTGGATGAGATATGGGATGAACTGGAAGAACACAAGGACATCTATGCCGAGGAGATTGAGTTTATACGTTTGCAATGGGACAGGAGGCTTAATGGCTATTGGTTTTGGAATAATGGAGTACCTACATACATTGACGGGTGGCATTATTTCTATTGTGGATGGTGGCACATTGATACGGGACTGCCGGAATACAGAGACAGGGACAGAAGGTTTTTCCTCTTTGCCAGAATAGCTTATACCGAAAAAAAATATCCCAAGTGTGACCCAGAAACCAGTTATGCAATAAAAAGCAAAATCGGAGATTACGAATGGATAGAAACAGGAGAAAGGGTTTTGATAGGATTCAACTATGCTAAGCACAGACGAGAAGGTGCAACATATAAAGCATCATGTATCAACTATGAGATCATAAGTCGGACAATAAACGCCAGAGGTGGCATACAATCCATGACTGATGATAAGGCAAAAATTTGTTTTTTGCGCCATGTTGTTAGCCCATGGAAAAAACTGCCGTTCTTTTTTAAACCAAACTATGAAGGCTCAACATCACCAAAGACTGAGTTATCCTTTTCTCCTCCAGCAAAAAGACTTTCTTCAGGAGGTTCAAGGGCAATGTCGGAGTTGGGACTCGAATCAGGGATAGATTTTGGCACATCCGAAGAAACGGCTTATGAAGGGACAAAACTTTATTTTCACCATGATGATGAGGTAGGTCGTCTCAAAAAAGGGTTGAACTGTGAGGCTAGGCACGCAGTCGTGAGAGAATGTCTTATGGATGGTAGAAAGATTATTGGATTTACAATAAAAACATCCACGGTAGGCGAGATGGAGAAGGGAGGAGGCAAGGCATTTAAGAGTCAATGTTTAATGAGTAATTATTACCACAGAAATCTTAATGGACAGACGGAAACAGGGCTTGTGAATTTATTTATACCTGCCTATGATGGACTGGCTGGTTTTATTGATCCCTATGGTATGAGTATTATTAACACACCAACTAAAGCACAGGCACAGTTCATTGGTAGCAAGATTGGCGCATACGAATACATAATGAATGAACGAAAAAGTCTTCTTAATAACCCAGAAAAACTATCTACAAGAATAAGACTTTATCCTATAAGGTTTGCAGAGTGTTTTCGCACCGCATCAAAAGATTCGGGATTCAACTTAACAAAACTCGAAATATATATTGATGAACTGGCTATAAAAAAACTACCAATAGTACGCGGAGACTTCCGGTGGTTTGATAATGTCAGGGATGGGCGAGTGATCTTTGTGGCTAATACGCATGGTAAATTTTTGGTCAGTCATCAACTTGATGCTGGTGAGGATAACAGGAAATTTCGCAATGAAGACGATAATCTTTGGGAGCCAGGGAATACGCAATGGGGAAGTGCCGGAGGCGATCCATTTAAGTTTAATAAAACAAAAGGGAACAGGATATCGAATGGTGGTGGTGCAGTTGTGAAGAAAGGTAAGATCAAAGATGGTAATTTTTCGATGAAGCGTAAGTTTGCCTGCACATATAATTTTCGCCCTCCCGACAAAGACACTTATGCTGAAGATATGCTTATGATGTGCGTTTATTATGGAGTAAAAATATTCCCCGAAATAAACGTATCATTGTTATGGGATCATTTTGAAAAAAGAGGTTATACACATTACTTGCTTTATAAGTACGATCCAAAGACATTTACTCTTAGCAAAACACCGGGAGAACAGACCGGAGAAAAGATCAAACAGCAAATTTTTTCAGAGTGGCAATCCTTCATCGAGAATGAGGCTGATGAGGAAAACCATATAGAGATATTGGAGGAATGTAGAGATATTGACGGCCCGGAAGACATGACCAATTATGACCTATTTACAGCAGCAGGATACGCACTACTTGGCACAATAAGTGCTTATGAGGATATAGAGGAGATTGATGAGCAGGAATATACTCTCGATAATTATCTAAGAAAAAAGACTTATAGTTCTGTAAGAATTAATTAACTTTGGTGCAAATTAACTCAAAAATGGGACTTTCCTTAGAAAAATATGGTACCGGAGCTTATCCTTTCCCAAAGGATGAAATAGACCCGAAAGAAAAAAATGAAGATTGGGGAAGACAATACTTACAGGCTATGTATGCTTCATGGAGACAAGGACGTACAGCTATACCCTTCAGCGAGATTGATGAGATCAACTCCCTGAGATTATTGGCAAATGGAAGACAGAACGTGCGCCAATATCAAAAGATACTCCTTGATGAGAGTGATGATAGTGGCGAAATGACAGGGTATATGAATATCAACTGGGACATACCTGCAATAATGCCAAAGTTCCTTCGTGTAGTGGAAGGAATGCTTATGCAGACTGATCATCAGGTGGTAGCCACAGCCGTTGATCCGACAAGCACAGATGACAGGGAATCTGCAAAATTGGATATGCAATATCGGATGAAGTTCAAAGAGGCATTGTCATATATCGAAAAATCCATGGGCATTGATAACTCGAATGAGTATGTTCCCGACACCATGGAAGAACTAAACCTGTATGAAGGTGCTGGAGGGTTTAAGTTGTCAAAAGAGATAGAGATTGAACAGGCACTTGATTATTCGTTTTATATATCCTCATGGCAGGAAATCAAGAAACAACTTATACGAGATGCTTGTGCGATCAATAAAATAGCAACGAAAGACTATACCGATCAGTACACAAATAAAGTAAAAGCACGATATGTTGACCCAAAATATTTCATTGCACAATATTCTCGTTATCCTGACCACCGTAACATGGAATGGGCAGGAGAGGTGACACAGATGCTTATCTCCGATGTACGCAAACTCAATCCCGATATTGATGAAGATATTTTGAGGGAATTAGCCAATTCATATAGTGGCATAGGAGGTAACGTATCGCTCAGTGATTTTGTCTATGATAAAAACACCAGGGCTTCAAACTACGATAATTTCTCTATTGAGGTGTTTGATGCGGAATGGATGTCTATTGACAGCAAGTACAAAACAAAGCGCAAGACAAAATTTGGCACAATAGTCCTTGGGGATGAAAAATGGGGAAAGTTCTATAATGATGAAAAGAGAAAAACGGAAAAATTTGACATAAAAGTTGTTTATAAATGTAAATGGCTCATAGGAACAGATTTTGTTTGGGATTTTGGTCTGCAATATGATGTTCCCCGTCCAGGTAAAAAAGAAGTGGGTCTTTCTTATCATCTCTATAAACTGCCTTACAGGTCACTTGTGAGTCTTTCTGAACAGTATGTCCATCAGTTCTGTTTGGCATTTTTCCGTTTGCAAAACACTATTGCGATGGCAGCACCATCAGGGTTGTCTATTGAAATGACTTCACTACAGAACATGAAACTTGGTGGTAAAAAGATTAGCGAACTCGATCTTATTAAGCTAAGAAACCAGACAGGTACTTTGCTATATAAAGCAACTACCCATAAAGGCATTCCAAATGTACCGGGAGGATTTAAGCCTATTCAGGAACTTGCAGGAGGGATCGGAGCGCAACTTGGTGAGTTTATTCAGATTTTTGAACTTAACTTAAATGCTATCCGTGAAGCAACCGGCATAACACAGGCATCAGACGCATCTCAACCAGACCCGAATACACCCGTTGGGAATAATAAGATGGCGATGGCAGCAACAAACAATGCGCTCAGACCTCTTTATAACGCATATCTGAACATCAAAGAGAACACGGCAAAGAACATGTCGCTGAGGATACAACTGCTCATAAAGCATAACAAAGAAGCCTATGAAGGATATTTGCCAGTACTCGGAACAATGGGAGTGCAGATAATAAGTGCAGGAGCAGATACCGTGGATGCTGATTATTACATCAAATATGAAGCCAAGCCGACTGATGAACGGAGTAATGACATCAAACAGGCAGCCATGAGAGCCCTGACACCTGATAAGGATGGTACGACAATGATCCAGATGGCTGACTTTTTGATGATAGACAGGCTTCTTGAATCGGGAAATCTGAAATATGCAGAAGCATATCTCAATTATAAGAGCAAACAGAACAAAGATAAACAACTTAAACTCCAGAGAGAAAATATGCAACTCGATGGTCAGAGAGAACAAAATGCTGTTAAGATTAAGGAAGAACTCGCTCAAGCAACAGAAAAGATTAAGACAGATGAAGCAATAAGACTTTATCAAGCGAAAGTTTTGATTGACGAAAAGGCGAAACAAAGCGAACATGAACGAAAGAAAGAACTCCTTCAGCTTGAGGGAGGTGTTGATATTCTCAAACATGGGGCAAAATCGCAGATGCCTGTTGAACAACAATAAATTATTTATATATTTGTACACTTAAAAAAAGCAAACTATGAGCAAGAATGACGGCAGAGATGATGAAATAAACGCTTTAACAGACGCCATTGGCGGTGACCCGGCAGCCATCGCAGAACAAATTTTAGTTAAAAGAGGTGGAGGAAAGCCACCTGATGAAAAGAAACCAGACGAGAAAAAGCCTGATGAGAAAAAACCGGATGAAAAGAAGCCGGACGAACATAAAACAGAAGTACCAGATCCGGAAACTATAAGGAAAGCCATGCTGAACGAGATGTTTGGAGAGCAGTTCCCGACAGTGGAGGATTTTAAAAAAGCAAATATACCCGCAGCACTTCAGGAATTGGAGACTCTGAGACGGAGGATCCCAGAACTTGAGACTCAAGTTAAGGCAAAACCTAAACACGCATTTGCAACTGACGAGCTTGCAATGTTGAACGAGTTTACACGTGAGACGGGGATAAAAGATGTAGGGGTCTTCGGGAAATTACATTCTACTGAAGTTGCAAACATGGATGCCATGGATGCGCTTATCCTTCAGAGGATAATAGATGACCCCTCATTGGCAGGCAAGGAGCCACAGGTACGCAGGATGCTCGAGAAGAGATACAATGTGGACTCTAAAAAAGTTGAAGCAGGCGATATGACGCAGGAAGACCTTGATGACAATCTCCTTGAAGTATCTTCCGATGGAAGAAAAGCCAAAGAGAAACTTCTTGATCTGAAAGCGAAAATCAAAATGCCTGAGCCTGTTGCGGAAGAACCGCAGGGTAAGAAGAAATGGACACCTGAAGTTGAAGCCACGCAAAAGGCTAACTGGCAAAAAGTAAGTGAGAAGATGGGAGAGACATTTGCAATAATACCTATCCTTATGGAAGGGGCAAAAGAACCGATTGCAAACTTTGTATTACCAGAGGATGTGAAGAAGGTTATTAACAAAAATGCTCTTGACTATGTTATTAACAACCAGATGGAAGTTAATGAAGCAAATGTCAGAAGCGTTGCTATGCAGATGTACTCCGATGCGGTACTTCCAAACTTTGATAAGATTGTGAAGGTCATATTTGACCGTGCACGATCTATGACAGAAGAGGAACTGCTAAAAACTTACAGTAACCCGTCTGATAAAAACAGAGATCATCCAGATTTGGTTGATCAGCCATTATCAGATGAAGCCAAAGCCGATAAAGCGTTTGAAGCTGAGATGAAAAGGTAATTTTAAACACAGTAATCACAAGAGGCAATATATTTTTAGTAATCATCATTTAAAACCATAAAAAATGGGACCAGATGCTATTGCAGCGATATATGCCTCTGACATAGTTTCGGGCTTCGACATATACAAGCCTGAAAAACTCAATGTACTTTTTAGCAGGTACGGAGATCAGGGAGCGTCATTCTTCCAGTTACTTCGATCAATGGGATTTGAAGAACCGGTGGCACTTGACACTTATGGACACTATGAGGAAAATCATATCCACACAACTATACACGCTAATAATGCCGTTGCTGTTTCTGCAGCAGGGGCGGTAGCGTTAATAACACTTGCCCCGCAAGACCTTGACGCAAACTGGAACTTCTATGTCCGCAGATGGGACGTGCTGATGTTCCCGAACGAAGTCATGGGTCAGGTAATCTCTATTGACAAAACGACTGATAAGACGGCACCTGTGCTATCTGTTCAGCCGGTCAATCAGGCAGACAACATACCCGCAGTAACAGCAGGGGAGACAATCATCATTCGTACCGCAGCCTTCTCAGAAGGTGGTGGACAGCCGGATGCTGCTCTCTCTGGAACATGGGAATATGACAATGATGCCCAGATAATAAAGGAAACGATTGGCTATACCGGGACAGAGATGGTCAACCAGGACTGGTTCGATGTCACAAGCAAAGGACAGAAGATTCCCGCATTTTACTACAAAGGGCAGATCGACATTGATTATCGTATGTCATTGAAGATTGATGGTGCCCTTCTGTGGGGAAGACGTGGGGATGGTTCGATAACTGACCCTGTGACCGGAAGGGTAGTCAAATTCACAGAAGGTGCAATACCTTATGTACGTAGGGTAGGTAATGAGCAATCATATACCGCAGGTGCCTTCGACATTGACGAGTTTGACACGATGGACAACACCCTTGACCAGAACTTCGCAGGTAGCTATATCCTTGGACTGCTTGGATTAAAACTCCATCAGGACATTGAGAACAAGTTGCTTGATTATTTTAAGAACACTAACATCATGTATGCGAAAGAAGCTGTCAATGATGTTCTGTTTCATAGGAACGAAGCCCTCAGTCTTTCCGTCAACTTCACCTATCTGACACTATCAGAAAGGACATTCTTGTTCAAGAGGATGGGAGTGTTTAACAACCCGGAGGTTGAAGGAGCACCAGGATACACCGCAAATCAGTTAGGGCTCTTTATGCCTATCAACAAGAAAAAAGATCCTGTTTCTGGAAATATGGTTGATTCCGTAGGCACAAGGTATCGTGCTCTCGGTGACTATTCCAGAAGGATGGAAGTATGGAAGGTTGGAGGTGTAGGACGGTTTAAAGTAACCGAGTTTGATAAAGAGAACACCTATCAGAGATGTCATGTAGGAGCTCACTTCCGTGGAGGCAACCAGTTTGTCCTTCTTGAAGCAAGCTAATAATAAAATAAAGTAATCACAGGATAAGGGTGCTCTCAAACAGGGCATCCTCTTTCCTTAAAAATTAAATATCATGTTATACAAAAATGAAGAACCTTACACACTCGCAAAACCGGACATTGATGCAATAGAGACTTTTTTCCATCATAAGTTTCCGGTAAGGATTGTTTACCCGCCAGAGCGTATTCAGAAAAGCAGATTACCACACAACAGACTCCCAGACAAACCAAATTCCATCACATTCAAATTAAAAGCTATTGTCAAGACAGACAAAGGCACTCAGGTATGGAGGTATGCAGAAAGCATGGTTGTCAATGAAAGGGGAGCAAAAAATTACACCCCAACACATCTTCAGTTCATGGGTTCAATGTATCTTAAAAGGAATGATATTGAACTGATCTATTTTCTTCTAAGGAAATGTGAACATTGTTTTGGTGGTGATAACTATAAGGGGTCCAAACCAAAATTTATGTTTGAAGACCTTGTGACAGAAGCAGAAAAGAGGGCAGAAAAGAAAGCAAGAGAATCGCAGCTTGACATAATCCTTTACAACAAGGAATATGGCATGGAAGAAGAAAAGTTGAAAGATATTGCTATGGCTCTCGACATTACTGTGGAAGATAAGACAATGTCACAGATTAAAAATACCATCAGTGATAAGATACATGGCATGAAAGATGGGTTTGACAGATTCTTTAACATGATCAATGCACCGGAAGAAATTGCAACACGTGTAAGATTAAAGAAGGTCATTGACATGGGAGTTCTCATATTCCATGACAAAGACCGCTTGTGGCAATGGAAGACACCTGATGGGATAGAAAAGGTCACAGGAGGCAAGGTATCACCAAACAAGACACCCATGGAGAGTCTTTATGATCTTTACATGGGAGATGAGTCGTTCCGTGATGATATACAAGCTGTTTTGCTCACCAAAAACCCCAAAGCAGGCAAGAAAATTAAGGAGGAAGTTGCAGAATAATTTTCCTAACCTTTTCATACTTTCCAATATCAATCCCGATTTTATTTATTTAGAATCGGGATTTTTTCATTTTAAAAGTATAACTTTACTCGCAAATTAATAACATATAGCCATGGACCCGGATTATAAATTAATTGCCGCAAGAGGATGTCAGATTGTTGTTGGGGCGTCAGCAACACCTGTCCTTACAGGATATGAGGCGTTTGGTGCCACAGTAAGGATAGACGCCACGCAAATCCTTTCCATCACACAGAAAGGTGTAGCCGTGACAAACAAGACGTATGAAAATGTTGCATTAATTGTAAATGAATATATCTCATTTGAGACACCGATTACATCAATCACTCTCAATGGTGCTACGGACTCCGTTATGCTCTGGCTCAAAAAAGCAAGATCATAAGCCATGCCCGGTATTCGTACAAATATTGGAGTTAAGACTAATATTGGTCTTGGCGGTTCCGGTCAATCGTGGCAAAGTTACTGGAATACACTAATTTCAGCAGAAGTTGAAGATGCTGCACCGACTCATGTTGTTCTGACTTGTTCAAAAGCAAATAATAAATTTGTTGCAAGTGATTTTACTATTGCAGGGTTTACTGTCTTAAGTGGTTCATGGGCGGGAAGTGTTTATACATTGGTTTTATCTACTTCGGTTGTTTATAGCAATTCATTAACAGTTGTATGGAAAGGAACAATGTCTCATGCAGTTATAAATAATGTTTTTCCTGAAACAGAATTAACAACATATATTAATGGTTTGGCAACACCATTAAGTGATTTGACCAAAATTAAAATAAACGATTTAATTAGGAAAATTAAAACAGGATTATCTATTACAAACTTATCTGATGCTTTTGATTGTATTTGGCTATTGGCAGGAGAAACAAAGGAAAGTAGTTATAGAAATTTGGTTAAAAATGCTAATCATATAACTGATGTTGTTGCCCCTACGTGGACTGCTTTTGAAGGTATACAGGGAGATGGGACAAGTCAATATGCAAGAACAAATTATATACCGTTAACGCATGGAGTAAGATTTGCTGCAAATAATTGTAGTTTTGGTGTATACTCAAGAAAACATGATCCTATATCTCATAGATACAAATTTGGGGGATATGGCGTAAGTTCTGATACAAATTTGCAATTAAATACGATTAATACAACGAATCAGCACATAGAAGGGGCGATAAACGATTATGCAAGTTATAATTTTGCAATCCCCAAATTAGGAAATGCTGGTTTAACCATAGTTTCAAGAACAGCGAGTAATTCATTCACAATTCATCCTTATTATTATAGAGATGATGCTAGGGGAAACATTTCTTCAGGAGTAAATATTGAAGTTGAATTATTGATTCTAACGTATGATTATTTTGGGGTTAAACAAAATTTTAGTGATGATCAATTATCTTTAATATTTGTAGGAAGGGCATTTAATTATAGAGAGCAAGGAGTGATAGGAGATGCAATTACAGAGTATATGTATTCTAATGGAAAAGAACCGTTTGGGAAAAATACAATAGGAAGTAATTTATTATTTAATGGAGATTTTATAAATTCGGAAATATGGGAGAATGGAGATATTTGGTTATTTGTCTATGGTGATTGGACAATAAGTGGAGGTGTTGCTCATAGAGGACCATTATCAGCAGTAATAAGGCAGGAAATTCCATATAGAATTGGGAAACATTATAAATTAGAATTTACAATATCAAATTGTCCAACTATTGCAGTTTTATCGTTTTTAGCAAATGGAGGTTGTTATTGGGATGAATTTCCAGCGGGGACACATGGAAGATATACAAATGGAACACACATTGTGTATTTAACTTGTAATGATGATATTGATAGATGGTTTGAGATAGAGGCAGAGCCTTCATCAGGATGTGATGTTTTTGATTTAAGCAATGTTTCGTTAGTAAGATTAGACTAAATAGTGGTTATGGTACGCATCGCAACTAACGTAAAATTGACAAGCAAAACATTACTTACATAAAAAGCAAAAACTTACTCTGAAATGAATGGATGATATGGCAACAAAGCGCAAACCCGCCATTCGGGCAAAAACAAAAAGAGTATATATTCATAAATGCTCTGAGAAAGATGACATCAACCATCTTATAAAGAGCAATCAGCAGTTGTCTGTTATCATAACGGGTAATGGTGATCCAGAGAAAGGGCTTTGCAGACAGGTGGCATTAATCAATGAACGGCAGCAAGGAGTACTAAAGACGATTGAAGGAGTGCATGAGGAATTAAAAGGAATCAATGAGAACCATAATGTCCTTCTTGCTGAGATAACAAGAGTGGGAGTGCAGGTAAATGAGGTTGAAAAACGTGATGAGAGGGATAAGATTGCAGCAGACCTTGAAGAAAAGAAAAAACAAGATGGATGGCAAAGGGTGATCTGGGTTGTGATGGCGCTGATAGGTTTGACAGGGATATTCCTCAATAACTTACATACCACTAAGAATAGTCGTAAGATAGATAATCTGGGGATGCCGGTTATAACTAACAGTCGGGGTATGCCTACGGTTTTACCTAATGGGGATCAACTCAGGATGTATCCCAAAGATTTTACAGGTGATACGACAAAAATGAAAAAAACAAATGTGAAGAAATGAAATCAATTATTAGCAGAGCATATCAAAAAGACATGACAAAGGGTTGTTGGTTAGTTATGGATGGCAGCGTTATGGATTATAAATGTGTGACACTTGAATTACCTGATTTGGGAAATCAGCACAACATATCCTGCATACCAGAAGGTATTTATGATGTTGAAAAGATCAATCATCCAGAGAAAGGATGGTGTTTCAGCGTACTTAATGAACCAAACAGGGAAGGTATATTGATTCATAAAGGGAACTTCACAAAAAATACTCTTGGATGTATTTTGGTCGGCAGCTATTTTGAGGACATAAATGGTGATGGTGTGCTTGACGTAGCAGAATCAAAAAAAGCAATGGATAGATTATTGGGCATCCTCCCTTCAACTTTTAAACTCTATATATTATGACTTTGTTTGAAATGTATAATTTATTGAACTACATAGTCAATAAAGATTTTGACGGGAATGTTATTACACCAGAAAGATTCCAGCAACTCATAAAGGTTGTTAATATTGATCTTTTTCGGAACAAGTACGGACTGCCAGAGGAATATCAACCAGGGAAACCTATACCGAGGGAATATGTGGAGATCACTTTAAAAGTAACAGATGACTTAAAGGTGTTCAAGAAATTTCTTCCAAATGTATCATTGGTTAATGGGGTGTTGCCCTATCCTTCAGATTATGCTCACAGGGACGAGATCATTTATAATTTCGCCATAAACATCAATAAGAAACTCACAGTCCTTCCAAGAGGTGTGGAGATACTTCGGGAAAGCCAACTTGCTACAAGGCTTGGAAACTACACCAAAAGACCAACACTAAGAATGCCAGTAGGAGCAGTAAGGCAGGATGGTATTCATATCTGGCCATGGGAAGTATCAGAACTGAATCCTGTCCCAATCTCAAGCGTGGACTTTGCGTATTTCCGCTGGCCTCGTGATCCTGTGTTTGCATATATTCAGGGAGATGGTTTTATCACATACGATGCTGCGAACTCAATCGAAGTAGAATGGCCTCAAGATGAGCATATAACGCTCATTGCTCTTATGCTAAAATATATCGGTATCAATCTTCGTGAAGCCGATATAGTACAGATCGCTAATCAACAACTTAACACCGGACAATAATGGCACCATGGAAATCTGAGGCTCAAAGGAGATGGGGGCATACTTCTGCAGGAATGAAAGCCCTTGGAGGAAAAAAGAAAGTAAAGGAGTGGGATAAGGAATCAAAAGGACGGTCTCGTCCTGAGAGAGTTCATAAGAAAAGAAAGTAAACCATGAAAGTAATAGAACTGGTTGATCTGGTGCAAGACTACTTTGCAAATGACATCATTGGTGATCAGAAGGCTGTTTATTCCCCGAATGTCATTATTGGTCATTTGCGGAATGTATTCAACCAGATCATCTACGAAACATGGGAAAAAGGTAAGAGGGAAAGCGATTTCAGTCAACTGGATGGATGGACACGAACTTATACCATTGACGTGCAAAGCCAGACCGGGACAAAAGCATATTGCTTTCTGCCTTTCACTCCTGTACAGTTACCTGATGGCATGGGTATAAGAAGTGTTATGAATAGTGCGGACAATACTAATGTTTTTGCACCGATAGAAAGCGGAGCAAATGTAGTATTTGCAGAACTGGAAGTGGACATAATGGACACTACGCCAACATATCGTCTGGAACAGAGCAATATGAATACTGGCGATGGCGAGCCTAGTCATATTCTGAAATTGGAAAGACTGCCTATTATACCGGCAATAACACAGGTGGATGTGGTATTGATTGTCAACATGGAGCAACTCGGAGACTATGATGATGTGGCATTACCTTCTGGTATGGAAGATACGATTGTACAGAGGGTGATTGACGTGATGAGCCACAAACCACCACAGGCAGACACATTAAATGACATGGAACCTTCAGCAAACATTTTATAAACCATGAGTACAGCAAATCCGAAAACAGCAGGAGTAGTAACTATCAGATATATAGTCATGTCTGTGTTAAACAGACTTGGCGATTATTCCATGAAACAGTATAAACGATTGGTACAAATCGCAATTGAGGGATTTACTGAATTGTCATTGTGGCATTTAAACTCTGTTGAAGTTGTATATATTCACATGAGTACTGCTAAGACCGTTTCATTACCAAGAGATTTTGTGGATTACGTTAAAATTGGGATTCCTATAAATGGACAACTTAGAATACTGACAAGGAAAGATAGTATTATTTTACCAAGAGTTTTTGATGATACGCAGGTGCCAATAGGAAATATAATGGTAAATAGTGCTAATAGTAGCATATCTAATGCGATTTTTTTTAGTGATCATTGGCGTAATGGGCAATTTGTGGGTGGATTATTTGGATTGCCCGGAGGGATTGATGGAGTATATTATCGTATTGACAGAGAAATGGGACAAATAGTATTTTGGGGAGAAAATACACCACGGTCGGAGATTGTTCTGGAATATATTTCTTCTGGTGTAAAAGAATCGGGAGGGACACTTATACCAAGAGAAGCCGTTCCTGCACTCAGGACATACGTTGAATGGCAGATGATCTCCATGGACATGACAGGATTTATGACAGGGAGAGCGCAGCAGAAAGCAATAATGGCAGAAATATCCAGAAGAAAGCAAGAACATGAAGAAGCAGTTAATATGCTCAGATCGTTTCAGAATAGTTTTACAATCGAAGAATTAAAACGCGCATTGTACAGTACTTATCAACAAGGTCCCAAGAGATGAAATTATCAGGCATATATCAAATTCAATCTAAAATTAAACCAGAGCGATGCTATATTGGTAGTGCTATACATATTTCAAATAGATGGACTAAACATTTATCTGAATTAAGGCTTAATAGACATCATTCAAGAAAATTACAACTCCATTATAATAAATATGGCGAATCTGATCTACAATTTTCGGTTTTGCTTGGATGTGAAAAAGAAGATTTATTGGGTGATGCTTCAAGAAGGATATGGGAATTGAAGAAGATAAAAAAACAGATTGATAATCAGGAGGCTTCAATATGCAACTGAAGTCTCTCCATAAATTTACTGGAGGTCTTAATAAAGACGATACACCTGCCTTGATTCCCGAAGGAGATTACACAGACTTACTTAATAGTCGCACATTATCTTCAGATGAGGAAAATCAATCAGGTAATGCAGAAACGTTACAAAGCGAAATTTCCGTATTAATCAATCCCGATACACTCATTACCTATTATGGTGCTGCCATTGGTGGTGAATTTATTTACCAAGGATTTGATATTGCGGTGATTGGTACTCAGACATGGATGAAAAGGAACTATTCTGCCGATTATCCCGGGAGCAAGGTCTATAATGATGATGAGGCTAATAGGTCAATATATGGAGGTCTGTACACGCATGATATGATAATGGAAGCAGATTTCTGTCCTCCCGGATGGCATGTACCTACTGAAGCAGAGTTTGAAACTCTGTTGACATATCTTGGTGGACTGATGCTTGCAGGTGGTAATCTTAAAGAGGTAGGTGATTCACATTGGACTCCTCCAAATACAGGAGCGCAGGACATTGCATCATTTCGGTCATTACCGGCAGGTGGGTTTGATAATGTTTTTGAATATTTGGGATTAAAGGGGTTGCTGTGGCTCGCTGATGATGGAGCACCTCTAGCACCTGTGGCTCTGGATGCAAGTAATATACAGCCATTCTCATTCAGTGCTAATTGGCAGATAACAGATGGTGCAACAGGTTATAGACTCGATGTGGCTACTGATAGTGCGTTTAGCTCAATGGTAAGTGGATATGATGATCTCGATGTAGGAGATGTTTTGACACTTCCAATAACGGGATTATCAAAGGTCACAAACTATTTTTATCGGGTAAGAGCATATAATGAGGTTGGCGCAAGCGATAATTCCAATATAATTACTTTACAGACAACGAATACAGGGATCTCGCCTACTCCTTATGCTGGTTATGGTGCTTTATATAATTGGTTTGCAGTGAACTATAATGTTGGCGGTGCTAGTATTGCACCTGCAGGATGGCACGTGCCAAGTGATGCTGAGTGGGTTACTTTGGAGAACTATTTAGGGTCTGCTTTAGTGATTGGTAACGATTTAAAAGAAGCAGGTTTGGTTCATTGGGATCAAGATACAGGAGCAGATAATTCAAGTGGATTTACTGCCTTAGGAGCAGGATTACGTGATCAATCTGGTGATTTTTTAAATTTGAACTATGTAGGTGGATTTTGGGCATCTGATTTAAGTGATGTTTCTCATGCGCTTGATAGGGAACTTAATAGTGATTCTACTATTTTTATAACAAATGCTTCATTATTAAAGATAGGTTGGTCTATTCGTCTCATCAAAGATGATTCTATTGATCCTGGGACAATGGTTGATTATGATGGGAATCTTTATAATACAATCAAAATAGGTGATCAGGTATGTATGGCAGCAAACCTCAACGTAACACATTATAATGATGGTACTCTTATACCAATAATAACCGACAACACAGCATGGGCAGCGTTAACGACTGATGCAATGTGCTGGTATGACAATATTCCAGATAATTCAATTCCAATAGTAACAGATGACGACATGAAATATTTACAGACAAAAGATTTAAGTGCAGGAGTTACCACAGATGTAACTACTACATTAACTACAGGACAAGAACCATATAATGTGTTTGTCCTTGATGCTGACGGAAATGACATAACCTCACTTATAGGAATAAGCATTGAACTTCTTGGAGGTGTGTATGTATTACATATAGACACCCTTAATGAGTATCTTGGAGCAAAAATTAAAATCATATACTAAGATGAAAAAACTATCATTATTAATTTCTTTTCTGATTATTCTGGCAATATCATGTACTGCTCAGAAATGGTATCCTGTCTCATATAAAGCCTATTTTACAGACAGCACTAAGTATGCAAAGCCTATAAGATATATGGGCACTCTTTTAACTCCTACGGCAGCAGAATTTAATTTATTGCATGGTCTCACAGCGACAAATGCTGAACTTATATATGTTCATGGAGTGACGAGTGCCATACAGACACAACTTAATGCTAAGCAAGCGACATTGGTAAGCGCAACCAATATCAAAACAGTTGGTGGTATATCTCTATTAGGATCGGGTGACATACCAACATCAGGGGCAGGAACAGTTACATCAGTAGCCGTGACTACTGCCAATGGTGTTTCGGCAAGTGTGGCTAATCCAACAAGTGCTGCAAACCTTACATTTATTCTTGGTGCAATAACTCCTGCAAGCGTAAACAGTGTTGTTGTCTCAGGAGGTTCTACACCGAGGCTTACAGTAACAGGAACAACGGCTGTATCAGGAACGAACACCGGAGATAATGCTATAAATAACCTTTATAGTGGGCTTGTAACAAATGCTACACACACAGGAGATGTGACGGGGTCTGGAGCATTAACAATAGCCAATGGAGCAGTAACACTTGCTAAGATGGCTAATATGGCAACAGCATCCTTTATTTATCGTGCAACAGCAGGAACGGGTGCACCAGAAGTTACATCTCTTGCTACTGTAAAAACAGCATTGGGATTAACTGGAACAAACACAGGCGATCAGACAAGTATTACGGGTAATGCGGGAACAGCAACCAAATGGTACGCTCCAATACTTGTTAATAATATATCTGTTGATGGTTCAGCAGATGTAACTATACCAAGTAACATTACTGCCACTGTTGATGGGTATGTAATGACTGTTGCTTCTGGACTTTGGACATGTGCTGCCCCGGCAAGTGTAACAATCTCTGCAAGGGTTGATTCAATTGTTGCTGTATTAAAAGATACTATTCCTCTTGCTGATGTGGCAGTATTGAAACATGCAACCATAACACCTGAAACAAGTAGTTATGTTCTTCAACTTGCTGATGATGGCACAACTATAACAATGAATGTTGCTAGTGCAAATACATTAACAGTGCCTCTTAATTCCTCGGTAGCTTTTCCTATTGGGACAGTGATAAATATAGAATGTATAGGAGCAGGTAAAACAACCGTAGTTGCTACAGGAGGTGTTACAATAATTAGTAAGGGGAGTTATCTGGGGATAACAGTACTTGGGGACGCTTCCCTGCATAAGTTAGGTACAAATACATGGAAATTAATAGGAAGTCTTGAATAATGAAAATAGTAGTAATTATAATCGGTTTAATAGTTTTCTTTTGGTTTAGAAAACTTCTTATAGACATGGAAGAACAGCAGAGAGATACAGAATTTGATGGGTTTTATTAATAATACAACAATGAAGAAACTGTTAATATATTTATTACTACTATTTCTGACCATTAGTTTATCTGGTCAGAAAATAGGTATACTGGCTGCTTCTGCAGGCGGGTGTACTCAAAACCTTTTGAAATGGTCAGAGGTGATAGACCCTGCTTCATACGATGCATGGAGTGGGACTGGTATTGCCATTGTTCAGAATCAGGCAGTTGATCTTGCTGGTAATACAACGCTTGAGCAAATAACAACAAGCGGGACTGGTTATTATCTGGAATATGTTGACTGGTATTCCGGTGCAAGTCATTATATCACAGTGGTACCTGGGGTTACTTATTATGTTTCTTTTGATTGTACTAGGGGAACAATGACTAATTTGAAATGGTCAGTTTATGACCAAATCAACGATAATAATATAATTAGTCCAACAAGTTATTATTCTCAAACATCAACCACAGTTCATCGTGTTTCGTTACAGTTTACTGCTCCTGCTGGTTGTACATTAGCTCATTTATATCCTATTTATGATTCAGGAGTTACCGGCACGGTGTTTATAGGCCGGATGCAAGTACAATCAAATGGTTCATGTTATATTCAAACAACAACTTCAATTATTACACCATGAGAAAATTACTTATTATTTTATTTCTTTTAATATTTTCGTTTGCTATAAAAGCACAACAGGTAGTTACTGTTCAAAACCAGTCTTTTGTATACGGCTCTTCTGATACCCAGGGATATAATGCTCAACAGACCGTGCCTACTACTTTTACTTTTATGAACAATAGCTTGCAGTCAGCTACAATTAATATGTATATGTTGCAGGCCGGTACTGATAATGATGTGGACAATGGTACTTATGACATGTTGGATGGAGAGGTTATAACTGGAAATAAATTTACATGGGTAGGCACAGTAGTTGATAATCAACTTGTGCATGGTTGCATGGTGCATAATAATATTAATGCACTTGTTAAATATAATTATTTTGATAATATGCCATCTGGGATTATCTGTAAATCACTTGGTAATACGTATACATCAAATGGATGGGCATATAATGTTTTTCAGGGAGATGCTTTAGTGTGTTGCTATTTATTAGGCATTAATAATGTTCCTATATATAATAATACATTTTATAATACAAGTCCTACTTTTACTAACAATTTAGTAAGAGGAACATGGAGGGGAATAGTCCATGTCTATTATAATAGCCAAAACAATATGAATCCAGGTTATCCTGCAACTAATATAAAAATTAAGAATAATATCTTTTATACAAAATATCAGATTTATAATATTGTTGTCAACGGTAGTGATTATTATAATGGAGCATCTCCGAGTGGATGTTTAACGGGTTTTGAATCAGATTACAATATCTTTTATTGCGAAGCAGGCACTCCATTATTTGAATATTTGGGTGTTCAGAAAACATTTTCTCAATGGCAGGCATTAGGATACGATACACATTCAGTTGTTGTTAATCCTAATTTTAATAATACTACTGATTTAGTTCCATCTAATCGTCAATCAATTAATTATGGTACTGATTTAGGTTCTACATGGAACACGGGACTTTCAACATCGGCTGTATGGACGGTAAATTCTGCACCAGCAACATCAGTACAGAATGGCACATGGCAGGTCGGAGCAAGAGTTTATGCAGCAATAGGTGTAACAACACCAACTGTCACTACAACTGCTATCACTTCGATAACCTCAACAACGGCAATGAGCGGTGGTACGGTTACTCAGGATGGTGGTGCAGCTATTATCTATAGAGGAGTATGTTGGAAAACAAGTTCCGGACCTACTAATGTGAATAGTCATACCACTGATGGTACTGGAACAGGATCATTCACCAGTTCAATAACGGGATTAACAAATGGTGTTACTTATTATGTTCGTGCCTATGCAACTAATAGTGCAGGTACAGCGTATGGAGCAGAGGCATCCTTTACAACCACATCAAGTTCTAGTCCTACTTATTATGTAGCTGCTACAGGAGGTAGTGATAGCAATGCCGGGACAATTAGTAATCCTTGGGCAACGATTGACTATGGTGTTAATCATATAGCTGCCGGGAACATTCTTTATGTCAGAGGTGGAACTTATACACCTACAGGTTATGTGTCAAACGGCAATCAATGTGCGGTAGCTGTAAGTGGTAAGAATGGAACATCAGTCAACTATTATCAGGTATATGCCTATCCGGGTGAAACACCTATTATGGATTGTACAAATCTTACGTCAACTTCTTACAATCGGATAGGAATAGGAATCTTTGGTTCTTCATACTGGCACATTAAAGGCATAGAAGTTAAAAATTGTAATCAACTTTCTACAGGATCGCATTGGGGTGGTCAGGGAGTGTATATTGAAAGTTCAAATCATATTAATATTGAACAATGTAATTCTCATAATAATGGTGGTCCAGGAATGGGGGTAAGGGTTCCTTCGGGTGATGAATGTAATTTTCTTAACTGTGATTCGCATGATAACTATAATCCTTATGGTTCGCAAGGTGATGCCGCAGATGGTTTTGATGTAGGATTTTGTTCTAATGATTATGTCATCAGATTAACAGGATGTCGGTCGTGGAACAATAGTTCTGATGGTTTTGATATGTTTCAAGAGCAGGGTTATAGTGGCATATATATCTTAACAAACTGTTGGGCATGGCATCAGGGATATGCGTTGGATGAAACAACACCGGTAGGAGGAGGAGGCAATGGCTTTAAATTTGGTGCAGACCCTCAGAATTATACGGGAGTTACAAAGAGAACAGCAATAAATTGTGTTTCCTATAATAACAGAATGGTAGGATTTTCACAACAGTCAGCAGATGTAAAGATGATTTTATATCATAATGTGTCTTACTTGAATGGCATACAGGGGTACGAGTTTCAATATTTTGCTTGTGCAGATATTTTAAAAAACAATATCAGTTTTAATAATGGTTCAAATGATATTTTTCAAACATCCACTCAAACAGCAGATCATAATAGTTGGAACGGTCATACAGTTACTAAGGATGATTTCACAAGCATAAGTAGTTCGTCATTAACTGCATCCCGTCAGGCAGATGGTAGTTTGCCAGTAATAGGATTTTTACATCTTGCTTCAACTTCTGGATTAATAGGGACAGGAGTGGCAATTACTGGTCAGACTCTTGATGGTGATAAACAGTTATGGAACAGCCCACCATCAATAGGTGCATTTGAGTATAATCCAAAAGGTGCTGTGCTGGTAACAGGAATAAGTGTCTCTGGTGCTAGTAATGCCACAACAATAACAACTAATGGTGGAACACTTCAGATGAGTGCTCTTATAACCCCTTCAGATGCCACAATACAGGTAGTTACCTGGTCAGTAATAAATGGCACAGGAACAGGTACAATTAGTAGTTCTGGCCTATTACAAGCAACAGGCAATGGTACTGTGACGGTAAGAGCAAGTGCCACAGATGGATCGGGTGTCTATGGAGATAGAGTAATAACAATATCGAACCAGAGCACAGTAATATTAACGCAGGATATTACTATTAATAGTGCTGGTAGCGCAACTACAATAGTAACGAATGGGGGGACATTACAGTTCTTTGTTACGGCAGTCGTACCTACAAATGCTACTGATCAGACAGTCAATTGGAGTGTCGTGGCAGGGACAGGGACAGCAAGCATAAGTAGTTCAGGACTTCTGACTGCTTCCGGTAATGGTACGGTAACTGTATGGGCTTATGCTCATGATGGGTCGGGAGCCTATGATTTCAAGCAAATAACAATTTCTAATCAGGGTGCAACAGTTGTTTTGACTTCCGATATTACGATCAATAGTGCAGGGGGGGTGACAACAATAACAACGAAT